GCTTACATATAATCTGTCGTTCGAAGGACTATACGCTATTCCAATCGGTGTGGTTGCTACAGTTATTGTTGTATCTACTGTATTTGTATTTGGATTTATAACACTTACATTGTTTGATCCACTATTGTTTACATATAATCTGTCGTTTAAAGGACTATACGCTATTTCAGCCGGTGTAGTTGCTACAGTTATTGTTTTTATATTTCTAATCCAACCGTTCCACAAACCTAATAATCCATCATAATTTTTAACAAAATTGTTTCCTATTTTTATTCCTTGATTGTTAACTCTTAAACCAACTAAGTTTAGATTTGATTCGCTATCTGTTTTTACAACGGCTTCACTATCTCCATCACTTGTAACAGCTCCAATTGCCGTAAAATTGTCTTTTTGCTCGTTTGTTGTGTTTTGGTAAGTTGCTCCACCAGGAGTAAAATCGCTTTGATCAGTTATAATCATATTTGTTTTTGCCATTATTTTACCTCCTATTATTTATTAGATTTTATATAATTTTCATTTAATACAATTTCTTTATTAACAAATAAATATTTTCCGTTTGTAAAATCACTAGGTAACAAATTTTTGTCAAACTCTTCGCCTATTGTTTCAGTCCCCCAACTTAATACATTACCTTCTTTGTCTGCGTTAATTCTAAATATTTCTTTTTTTAAATTACTTTTTGCCATTATTTTACCTCCTATTATTTATTAATTTTTTCTATACTAAAACTAGCTATTACATTGGCATGTAAATTTTGTACTGTTTTGCTATAATTACATGTAACTTTTGCATTATATATAGCTCCATCTACTTTTACTTCTGCAAATCCAAAAGTGCTAACTATATAGTTATAAATTTTTTTGATATTGTATTGGTTAGTTATTGCTGTTGTAAGATCGTCTGTAAATGTTGGTGAACCTATAGGCAAATAACTAATGTTTCCATCAGCGTTTTTTTCTGCAAATTCATTATATTCATAACTTTTAGAATGTTCTGAAATTGGCAAATTAACCCAATCATCTATAGAATTATATTTTAAATTTATTTGATATTGTGACATTTAGTTCACCGCCCTAGCTTGTCCGTAAGTTTCAATAACAATTTCTTTTACTGTTGCTTCTGTAACTCCACTTCCACTAAAATTAGCACCTGAAAAATCGAAGTATTGTTGATTTCCTGCTGTATTTGTAACTACAGTTCCAGCACCTGCACTAGCTTCAAAAATTCTTGCAGCTAACTTAGAACCTTCTGGTAAGTTTTCCGAACTAAGAGTACTATTAAGACTATTTGTTGAACTTGTGTTAGTATCTAACGAAATACCTAATTTTTGCATATATTCTGATAACTTATCAGTGTAACTAGCTATTAATTTTGCTTGCTCTTCTAATGTAAGCCCACTAAGATCATCAGCAGAAAAATTAAAATCTGCTCCTGCTATTGTTCCGACTATTTGCTTATATACATTTTCTCCAAATGCTTTATACAATTCAGTCAATCCAAAACTTTGTAACATTGCTGTTTGCATTGCTGTAGAAAATTGACTCATTAATGCACTTTCTACATCGCCAGAAGTAAATCCGGATATAACAGTACTTGTAATATCTCCTTGTTCTATGCTAAGTGCTTCCATTATGTTTTCTTTTATTTCTGACTGAATAGAATTAAATATTTCTTCTAATGCTTTTTTTGCTTCTTCGTAACTTTGTCCAGTTGTGAAAGCATCCGAAATGTCAATGTTTAATTTTGATAACAGATCACTAGTCCATCCTGCATCAGCAAGAGTTTTTTTCGCATCAGGCAACCATCCAACGAACTGATTCCAAATGTTTTTAAACCCAATTTGATAAGGGTCTGTAATATCTATAGTTCCTAATCCTGCTATATTTAGTTGATCAAAAATATTCATCGAATCAATAATTTCTGTTGTTGTATCAGCTATTTGTATATTTAATTCATCAAAAATTTTGTATATTTGATTTGTATATTTAGAAATTATTTCTAACTGTCTGTCAAAAGAATAGTTTGACAAATTTTCTGTATAATATTCTAATAAGTCAGTTCCAAAATCAACTCCACCAATTTTATCTACAATTTCATCTACCATATTGTTTGAAAAAGCTTGGTATAAATCGGTTAATCCAAATGATTGCAACATTGCTGTTTGTAAAGCATCAGAGAACTCTTTTTGTAATGTTTGTTTTACATTACCATCACTTACTGCATCTATTATAGAAGAGCTTATATCGCTAGCGTCAATTCCTAAGTTTTCTGCTATTTCTCCTCTTAGCTCATCCTGAACTGCTTTTACAAGGTTGTTTATTTCGTTTAATAATCCAGCTTCATCTATATAAGCATGTTGAGATGTTCCACTTGCATCTACTTGAGTATATTTGTCAACCAATGATTGTATTTGATTAGCAGTCATTAGCACGCCTTGATCTTCAAGGTATGACTGAATTTGAGATATATTAGCACGTTCTACAGTTTTACTTCCAACTTTGTATTTTATACCTAGCTTCTTTTTATACAAAGCTTCATAATGCGAAGTAATACCCAAAGTACTCATTGTAGCTGCTTTTTGAGTATATTGCATGAACTCTGTAATTTTGCTGAAATCCATATCACTTACAGTTTCAGCAAAAGTTTCTACTGCATTAGCAAAAGTTTCAGTTGCTTCTTCTTGTGTCTGGTATTGGCTAGCATCTATTCCACCGTATATTGGTGAATCATCAGAAAGCAAAGTAGCGGCGATTCCTATAGCTGCACCAGCTGCACCCAATGCACCAGCTGCACCAGCTAAAGAACCAACTCCACCAGCTGCACTTACAGTAGCCAAACCACCAGCTACACCAGCCGCGTTTTGAGTTAAAGAACCCATTGAAGAAAAAAAGTCACTATTCATTGTAGAACCTAAATTTGAAAATGCGTTTGCTAAATCATTTGTATCATCAATTAATTTTAGTGTTTCTTTGCTAAACCCTTTATTTTCTGTAGTAAGGTTTTTTAGGGAATCTGCTGCTTGTTTGCTTGATCTTTCAACTTCTGATTGTTCTTTTTTAGTCATGTTTTTAGTTGCTTGTTTTGTAGCTTGGCTATACAAGTCGCTAATTAAACTTATATCTCCAGCATTTAAATTTTCAGAAGATAAAGCTTTGTCTGTATAAGTTGCAATATCATTAAAATATTTTACAGTATTATTATACAAATCATTGTATATTTTAAGTTGGTGTTCTTTACTTTTTTGCTGTAATTCTTCTATTTGCTTATTAATTGTTTCATTGAAATATATTTGATTAGCTTGTTCTTTTAAGGCTTTGTTGTAATCTTTGTATAGAGCATTAATAGTTTCGACTAAATTTTTAATTTTTTCTAAAGAATCAGAGTTGCCTTCTAAAGCTTGGTTATAATATTCTGTTCCTTTAGCTAGACCGTTTGTAGAAACGCCCATTTCTTTAGCCTTATTTATTACATCAGAAAAATCTATTTTTTTTGCTTCTTCTGTAGTTTTTTTCATTTCATTTACTTTTTCTATAGCTTGTTCTACAGGTGTTTTAAAATCTAGTTCTTTTACAATAGATTTAACATCTTTTAAATCCATATAAATTATGTCAAAACCTAAATCTTTTGCTTTGTCAGAAACTTTTTTCATTTGTTCTTCCGTTAAATCAAAAGTATCTTTTAATAGTTCTAATTTTGTTCCTGTCAAATCTACAGTTTCAGCTAATTTTCCGTATTTCTCAGCTTGTTTGTTAGCACTTTCTAAAGCTTCTGCTACTTTTCTAAAAGATTCCTCTGTTTCTTCTAATCCTTCTTTGTATGCTTCCATTTCACCTGAAACAAACAAATCTCCAGTTCCTTTGTCATAATCGTAATATTTTGATTCGCCTGTTCTTGTAATTGAACTTCTTCCAGCTAATCCAGACAAAAGAACATCTTGTAAATAAAGAGTATCACCAACATTTCCAGTTTTAGAAGGAGTAGTTTTATTTTTTTCTGGTGTAATAGCTTCTCTAACTGTTTTTATTGTTATTTTTAATGGATTTTGTAAAAAAGTTTCATACAGAATATCATAATCTGTTTTTATAGTTTCTAGTAATTTTTTCCATTCTCCCGCAACATTATCTGTTACTTCTTTACTTTTTTTTCCAACGTCTACAGTAGTATTTTGTATATTTTTTAATTGTTTTGCATACTCTTCTGAGTTTTCTCCTGCAAGTGCCATTATAGCGGTTCCTGCTTCAATTCTGCCGGTAAAGTCTGTAATTTCTCTTCCCGTTTCTTTTGCATATTTTCCTATAAGTTGTGTAGCTTGTTGTAAATTACCGCCATCAGATATGTATTGCCTAAAAGATTTTCCTGTAAGTTGATTAAATACTTCCGACAAATCACTTCCACTATTAGATAATTCCGTAAATAATCTTCTTAATTGTGTTGTGGCTCTTGCAGTGTTAAAACCTTGCTTAGTAATAGTAACTAATCCAGCAAGTATATCATCAAGCGTAACTCCTAAATTTCCACCAATAGATGTTGCACCAGCTAAAGAAGAAGCTAGTTCTTGTATTTTTAATTTACCCTTATTTTGGGCTTCTAATAATTTGTTAGAAATTTCAGTTACATTTCCTGCTGCATCTCCGTAAGTATTCATTATAGATGTTAACAAATCTATACTCTGGCTAGTTCCTGTAAATCCAACTATAGCTAGTTGATTAGCTTTTTTAGTAAATTCTAAAGATTCTCCAACTTCTTGACCTGCTGAAACAGCTTCGTACAAACCTTTTGTAAGTTCTATACTAGCCGTACCTGATTCAATAGCCATTTCTTGCAATGATTTTTTATATTTTTGCAATTGTGAATCAGAAAGATTTAATATAGTGTTAGTTTGATCTAATGATTTTTCTAGTTTTATACTTTCTTTTGTTAGTCCTGCAATTGCTATACCTATACCAGTTATACCAAGATTGACAGGTGTTAATGCTCTCGCAAAACTACCTAATTTACTTTTTAAGCTAGTAGTAGTTTTTCCTACACCACCGAGTTGTCGTTGAAACTGTGGTGCGTTACTCCTAAATTGAACGTATAAATCTCCTATTTGTTGTGCCAAGGGAACCTCCCTTCTTAAAAATAGCCGACATTATGCCGACTATTTATTATTTTTCTTCTTATTTTCTCTTTCTTTTTCAGTTACATCATAATCTAATTCGCTCATAATTAAATGAACCCAATATTGTTCCTCTGAATATGTGTTATAATATTCAAACATATCCATATTTAAACTTTTTGCAATTCTAAAAACATTTAAATCGCAAGGATTAAATTTTGAATTACTAATCTTAGGATCAGGCACATTTTCTTCTAAAGCATTAAAATATCTTCCTCTTATTTCTCTTCTAAACCCATGTAAGTCATTTCTGTTGTTAATTTAACCCAATATTTTAAAGAAGTTGGTAAAAAAGGATTATTAGAATCTCCTTTTAATAAAATTTTAATTTGTTTTTCATCAAACATTTTTTCTTTTTCATTTCCTTCTTCTTGATAATAAGCACATTCTAACAAAAAATAAGCTCCTAATAATTCAAAATCAATTTCTTTATTTTTTGTAGACAAACTTTTTATTTTTTTATTTTCTGCTAAGTTAGGTTTTTTAAAATAAAATTCACCTTGTTTTTTGTAACCTAATATTTCTAAATCTTCTTTTTTAAATTTTTTATTTATTTTTTTATCTTCATTTAATTTATTTATAATTTTTAAAAATAAATCTGTATCAAATTCTACTCCTAAAAAACTAACTCCTATTTGATTTTCTATTTTTTTGCAAACTAGTATTAATTCTTTACATTCTTCTTCACTAAAATTTGTTGCTTTAATTAATTCTTTTAAATTAACATCTGCAATTATTACCTTTTCATATGTGTTATTACAAGTTTTTAAAGCCATTGCTATTATACTATTTTTCATATTTCCCCCTTAATTTAACTTAAATAAAATTGTATCTCTCCGTTGTTTATAAAACTATAATTATTAGTTACTAAATCTTCTACAGAAGAACTATATTGATTATTGCTTGATTTTAATTTAAACGAAACTTGAAAAAAATCAGTAAAGTCAACAACCAAAATTAAGTCTTGATCATTTAAAGTTTCTGTATCTATTTCATAGTTTTGTTTTACCAAACCTCCTAAAGTTCCAGAAGCTGATTTTAAAGTTTGCTCTGAAATCATATATCCTGGATTTGAAGAACAAAAAACAGTTGCATCTTGATTTCCAAAATCTATACTTATTTCTATATTTTTATAAGAACAAACTTCTTCTTTTATTAAATAATTATAATCCGCTGTTATAGTTCCAGTTTTAGAAGTATTAAACTCAACTATTCCTGCTAAATTTTTTACACTTACAACATCAGTTATAGCTATACCATCTTCTTTGAAAACATAACTTTGATCTAAATCTATAATTTGCTTTTCTCTGTTTGTTATTTTAAAAATTTTATTACTTCCTTTGTAACTAGACAAAGCTTCTCCTACAGTTGGAGTGCTTGTTCCAGTTTTATTTACAGTTGTTTTAAAACCTGCTGCCATTTAAATTCCTCCTAACTTCTTGATATTGTAGGAGCTACATTTCCATTTTTTAAGCTTATTGTTAAACCAGATTGACCATCTACGTCAGAACTATTACCAAAAGTTTGATATATCATTTTTGCTGTAATATCAAAAAAATCAGTTAATTTAAATTTAATCCACATATCTTTATTTGTGTTTGATTCTAAATAAGCCAATAATCCACCTAAACCTTTTGTCTCATCAGCTATTAAAGTTTTATTCGGAATACTTCTTATAGTTATGTTTGCCGTAAAATCTTTTAATCCTTCTTCTGTCCTTGACCAATCATCACCAAATTCAGAAATATCTAATTGTGTAACATCTATACTATTATCAAAAGTATTTACAGCTTCTATTTTGTCAGTAACATCAATTGTAGGTAGTGGGTCTCCTGCTGTTGTTATAACTAACATTACCAGTGAATCTTTACCTGCTGCCATTATATATACCTCCTTGTTTTTTTATTCTGATATAGGTAATACATCTCTTCTATATTGTATATCAAAATTAGTTAAATTTTGTAAAACATAATTTTCTACATTTTGTAAGTCAAAATTAGTTCTTTGAACCTCGTAAAATTTAAAATCTCCTGCACCTTTCCAATTTATAGTTATTGTTACTCTGTCTTCAGTTTGAGATGTGATAGAAAAACTTTGTATAACTATACTAAAAGCTAAAGCAAAATAATCGTTTGATCTGTTTTCTATCCAAGCTTTTTTCCCTTCAAAAAGTTGTGGGTATGCAATAGCAGTTATTAAACCACCCAAACCGCTTTCTTCAAACAAATCTATACTTTCATTTATATATATATTTACACTTCCGCTTAAATCTTTTAATCCTTCTTCAAATTTATTCCAGTCGTTACCAAGTTCTGTTTTTTCTAATTGTGTTACATCACTGCTATTATCAAAAGAAAAACTTCCATCTACTTTATCAGAAGAAGAAAAAACTGGTAAAGAACCATCTGAAATTTTAAATTTTACATTACCTTTATAACCTGCTGACATCATGCACCTCCTTAACTGTTGAGGTCTACGTTATAAAATAGTTGAAAATTCAAACTTCTTTGATATCTGTTTTTGCTATCTTTTCCAAGTGGAAATATACCTCCACCGCTTATTTTACAATCTTGTATTTCTGTTCCATCTGTAGCTGTCCATGATATTGATTGTAACTTTTTTCTAATATCATTTGATAAATCTCTACAACTTACATTATCATTAATTTCTCCCCTAACATATATTTGAACTAGTGGATATTGCGTTTCCTCTCTGCTACTAAAAGTTCTGTCAGGGGATTTTTCTCCATATTGATTCACAAACACTGCCTTGTCTGGTATGTTTGCATTGTCACTTACAGGAAAGTTATATATGCTTTCATTAGGAAATAACTCTATTAATTTTAATGCTACTTCTCTATCTGCTATCATGTTTTAACCTTCCTTTCTAATTTTTTCAATTCTTTTGCTATATCTGAGTTTAGTCCAGGCACTACTTTTAATAGTGCTTTTTCTAAGAACTTGTAAGCTTTTGTACCATCCCGCTTAATTTTTTCTGTGATAACTCTTGCTATAGGATAAGCACCTGTTTCATCTGTAGCTATCCCTTTTCTTTTTACCCATTCATAAATATCATTGAAATTAACATTAGGATTAGGATTACCCTCATGGAGATCAAGTGCATATGTGGTATTATACCCACCTTTGCCTTTTCCAGTTTTTTGTATTTCCGCTAAATTTGTAACTTTGGAACTGTCTCTTAATCTTCCTGTATCAACATTTACATTTTTGTCTGATTCTGCAATTATCTTTAATAGCGATATATATATTTGTTTGTTTGCTTCTTGAGGGTATATTGTAGATATTTTTAATATGTTTTTTTGTAACTGTTTCATACCAGTTATTTTTATACTATCAGCCATACTTCCCCCTAAAATATTATTTAAATACTATTGTATATATTGTTGTGTTAGTAGAATCTCTTTCTCTACGCACATCTTTTACTATACCTATTTTATTACCGAATAATCTAATTTCAGTTTGAACGTTATTATCAAATTCCTCTAATGTTACTATATGGCTTTCATACGCTACTTCTTCTGTTGTATCAGCATTGTTATTTATTCTTTCCGCATCTTCTTCAAGAAATCCTTCTAATGATATCCAATCCGACCAAGTTTTTTTACCTTCAAAATTTTCACTTTGCTGTTTTCTATATTCAATTACACCAGTCCACCTTTTAGCAAACCTTTTGACTGTATCAGAAAGTGCCATCAAACCACCTTCTTATAATGGCTTAATATAGACATTTCCTTAGTGGTTGCACCAAATTCATTAGTGTTATTAGTCTTGGTATCATATGTTACACTTGCGTTTTTTACTTTTTCTTGAGATACAAGTAAATCTCCACCAACTTCTGTTTTATACTCTCTAGCTGACATTTTCTTGCATACACTTGCTAAATCAGCCGGTATAGTTTCAAATCCTGCCGTATAGCTAACTCTAACAGAAGGACTATTAATAATTTCCATAGGTCTACGTGTTAACGTGTCATAACCTTTATATCCAGGTACTAGACTATCAAACTTAACAACTCCTATCTCACTATCAAATGTCATATTATACAAATCTATACTTTCAACTGAATCATACACAGTTGTCCATTCATCTTCTACAGATACACCGTAACCATAGCCATATGAATATCTAAATTCTATTTTTTCTATTGATTGCAAAAATATATTTTTTAATATTAAACTATTTGTAAACTGTGATCCTTCGTATAGTTCATCTGTAATTACTGTACTTTCAAGCTTTGTATCACAGTAATTTTCTATTGCTAAACTATTACTATCTATTATTTCTTGTATCATAGCGTCTCTTGCTAGGTCATCTCCAGTTGTGAAGCCTAACCAAGAATTGACACTATCTAGTGTACATAGTGTCATTATGACACCTCCTAAATTACAAGAGAGAGCCGAAACCCTCTCTTGTTATATATTAAATATCTCTAGTATATTTTGGATCGCCTAATACAGCCACAATATTAACTGGTATTGAAGGACTTGCATCAACACCGCCAGTTAAAGTTACTGCTCCCCAAGCTCCGTTTGTGCAAGTTTCTGTTGTTGCAACTGAGTTTCCAGTTGTTCCAGTTGTTCCGTAAGTTACGTCTACAGTGTCACCAGCTCCATCAGCTGCAGAATATGTTCCATCTCCACTAGCTGTTACTGCTGCAACTAATGCCGTTACTGCGTCTGCTGCAGTAGCTCCTCCTGATACATCAACTAATATATTTCCTGCTGTTACACTTGCATCAGTATCAAATTCATATACATCTGTTCCAATTGTTACAGTTTGACCATCTGCTACAACTCCTGAAAAAGTAAGTACTCCTGTTGCTGCTGCTGCACTTACAGAAGTTCCACCAGTAAAAGCAGTTACTACAGAAGCACCGAGGTATTGTAATTGCTGATCTATTGCTGCATCAACAAAAGAATTTAAATTATCAGCTGTTAACTCTATAGTAATAGCATTTCCATCTAAATCAAGTAAATTTTCAGCATTAGTTCCACTTGCATCATCTGCTGTTTGTAGTGTAACAGTAACAGATTGAGCTGTTGGACTTCCTAAAGCTTCACCTACAGCTAACATAACAGATGCAGATATAAAGTTTTGTGCATCAATAAAAGTTGTTGCAGTTGTTCCTGCACTCAAAGGAGTAACAGTTGGGTCAAGTAGTGGTTGAACTGATATGTTATCTATTAATCTTCTTTTCATCTATTTCCTCCTTATGATAATTTAGCTTTTACTTTGTCATAATAAACAAAAGCTTCTGGATATTTAATTCCAAAGTCTAAAAGCGATGTAACTTTTATCGCTGTTAATCCTCTTTCAAACATGTTAACTCCTCCAATTGTTGCTTCTGTTGATAATGCTACATCAAACATTTTTTCCTCCGCGACTACCATGTTTTCCCATGCTCCAACAAAAACATCTGTATATTTGTCTGCTGTTGCTCCAACCGTAATTTCGTTAAACATGTAAAAAGGTGAACCAGTTAAAGTTCCTCTATTCATTTCTTCTCTTTGGATATATTGACCTACTCCATCAGTTACGTTGTACATAGGAGCCCATAATCCACCTGAGAATACAATACCCATTTTTTCTCTTGGTACGTTTGTAGAATATATATTTCCAACCATATCAGGGATAAGTTCAGGAGATACAACAGCGTCCCAAGTTTTTTTAGTGATTCCAGATGTGTTTTTAATTCCTAAAGGTTGACCGTTTTTACCAGTTCCATATAACGCAGCCGTATTAATCATTACTGCCATTTCTCTAAGCATATCATTTAAGAACGCTTGATCTGCATCATAAGAGTTGTTTTCAATTAATCTATTTGACATTACGCAAATTGAATTAAGCTCTTTTGAGTTAAATGTAATGTTTCCAAGTTTTTGTTTAGTTGCAGGTGCTGCTCCACCTTCACCAACCCAATATGAAAATGCTCCAGCTTCGTGAACTGGTAAATTTAAGTTTCCTCTTGGCATAGGTACAGTAGTTACACCAGTTTGAAATAAAAATACTTTAGCTCTTAGCAATTCAACAACTTCTTGGGCATAAGCTTCCATAATTAAATACCCACCATCTTCATTGTAAGTACCATTTTGAAATGATTTTACACAGTTTAAGAAAGTTGGATTACCACCATAGTGTTTTTCAGCTTGTTCATACATATTAAAATCTTTTCTTCCGATTCTACCTTCTTTTTGAAACATTTCATTTTGAAGTTTTAATTTTGCCATTCTAGCAAATCCAAACCCTTTATCCATTTCTTCTTTTACTTTAGATGATAAAGCTGTTTTAACAGTTCTATCTCTAATCATTTTTGTAAAAGGAGTATCTTCCCCTCTTTCAGCTGCTTCAGAATAATCTTTCATTTGAGCTTCTACTAGTTCTTTAATTTTTTCTTCCGGCATTTCCCATTCAACTAATTGTTTTTCCATTAATTGCTCCATTACATCTCCTGTAATATCAGCAATCATTTTAACATCATCTGCTTCAAGTGATGAATACTTTTCAATTAAAGCTTTCTCGTCTAACTTGATTCCTTTTTTAGTTAGCATGTTTTCCTCCTTATTAAACTCTTTTTATTTAAAGTTTGTTTTTCTACTTTATTTTTTTTAAATATACTTTTAGCTTTTTCTTTTGCTTTATTTATAGCTACCTCTTTTTTATATTCAGCCATAAAACTTTTAATTCCAGTTGATTCTACCATTTCAGTCAACATAGGACGCATGATATTTTCAACTTCTTTTTTAAGCCATACATTTTGAGCTTCCACTTCAACCATATTTTCATTATCAACAGCAACTTCTCCATTTTCATTAACGCTGAATGACATTTCATAATACTTGTCTTGCCAACGACCATTTTCGTCATCGCCCCAAATATTAACTATAGCCGATTTAGGCAACATTTCTACTACACGTACACCTTTTTTAGGATAGCACCCTTTACAATACTTGATTATTTGATCATATAAAGGTATTTCTGACATTGGTATATCTTGCTTATTTATAGCTTTTTCTATTACATATGATAGTTCCGGGTCTTTCTCTATTAATTCTTTTATACTACAGTTATCATCTAAGTTTAAACTTTTTAAACCAGCTCCTACATTTGCAGGCGCAATAACTGCAGATAGTTCATATTGTTCAGCTTCGTATATATCATATCCACCTTTTTCATTAGCAATAGCTTTTTCTGGATTGAATAGGAAACCTATAGATACTTTTATATCTCTTCCTTTTTCTACCCAATTCCATAATCTTTCTGTTAATTTAGCACCTTCTGTTAATATATCAGAATCTACTTTTTCACCAGAAGCTTTTACAGTAGGATCATCAAATTGAATTTTATTCATCCACTCAGTGCCTTTTTGATATCCTTTAAGTATATCACCTAATATTTTATCCACTGTACCTGTAGATTGATGTGCATCTATAAATCTTGCACCGGGTCGCATTTTCATACTTTCTACCATCATTCTATCATTGTCAGAATCAAAGTTTTTATTTGAAGCCTTAAACTCTACTATCCTTTTTTCTTTATCTACTATGTAAGGTGTAACTATCATAGAAATTTCTTTTTTCTTTTTTTCCAAATTTACACCCCCTTCCAAATTTTTCTTATTATCAACTTTTTTCTTTTCTTCGTTAATTAAGTTTTTCATATAGCTAATACCACGTGAGCCTATACCGCCCCACTTGACTTGTGCGATAACACCAGCTATATTTTTATTACCATAATGTCTAGCCATCCACGCCTCACGCTCTTTTATCCAGTCTATTACTGAATCAGTTTGTGTTCCTTGCCTAGCTTTAGTCCATAAATTAAAAGCTTGATTGCCTCTTATATTACCGCCTTTTTTCCATATAGTAGGGTAGTCTTCTTTTAATTTATTGGCGTAACTATAGTCAAATTGTCTATAGTTACTGTTTCTTAGTGATATTTTCTTATTATCTCCCTTTTTAGGAAAATTAGTTATTTCATCAGCCATAATTACCACCTTTGCAATAAAAAAACGGAAATTGTGCATATAAACGCACTCCTCCCGTTATCAGTATCCTTTTAATTTTTCAAGGGTAGCGTTAGTTTTTTGCACACTAACGGTATTATATTCTATTTTCTATTACAATTGTACCTCTTTTTAGTTTTTTTGTCAAATAAAAAAAGCCTATTAATTAGGCTTTATTCATATTTAACTTTTTTGTTTTTTCCCAGTTTATATTATTAATTATTTTTACTACAGGAAACAATGTTCCATATAAACATACAGCAAGATTGCAATAATAATGTTTAAAATCATCCTCTTCCAACACAACTAATTCATTTTCTTTACCACAATTTAAGCAAATATATTTTAATTCATAGCCCAAATTTTTAATAAAGTCAGCTTTATCTTTTTTAATCGCATGTCTCGCATATGTTTGTTCTGCATCTATATATCCTTCGTCTATGTGTTTTCCTATATTTTTTTCATCTATTTGTATAGCGATTGGATAATTCAATTCAAAAGTAATCGGATAACCTTCTTTATATGATTTTATTAGTTGCTCTTTGTAAAAAAAATTAAATCTATTATTATTTACCATTTACATCACTCCTTATAATTTTTCAAACTTTTCTTTTAACTGTTCAATTAGTATTTTGTTATTTTTTATTTTCCTATCAGCTAATTCAATAAAATCATTAAAATTTAACTTAACATTCCAGTTACTTCTGCATGTATCTCTTATTTCAACTTTAAACCCCCAATTTTCTTTTATTTCAGGATTTTCTAAAATTTTGTTTTCTTCCTGTAAATTTTCTATTTCTCTTGCAATTCCATTTGCTAGTTCTAAAGTTTCTAATTTCATCTAAATCAACTCTCTTTCTTGCAATAACTTTCTAATTTTATCTATACCCTTAGTTGTTATCATAGTTTTGGTAAAGTTTTGACTCCACTCACCATATGATTTGTTAACCTCTATAACTTCAAATAACATTGAGTCTAAATGTTTCTGATAAGGTGTATTATTTGACATTAATAACTTTTCTTCTCTAAGTAATTTAAATAGTTTATTTCTACCTATTCCAAAGCTTTTAGCGACTTCTCCTACATCTTGAGAGTTATTCGCTGTAAGCAAAGTTTCATAAGCTTGTACTTTAGGTTTCTGCTCTTTTACAGTTAATTTTAATTTTTCATTTTCCAAAGCCAGTCTTCCTGCTTCAAGTAATGCTTCTGCATATGTTTGTGGAATAGATGGTGTTAATTCAACTTTTCCTTCTCTAATTAATGTAGTGATCTGAGTATCACACCATATTTCAAATTCTACAGAAACATATCTAGCTAATGATAATACTAATTTTTCATGAATCCAAGTACCGCCATTTCGACCTTCTTCTGATTTTATAAACTCCCTATTTTTTAGTGAGTTACTTAAAGCCTTAATATACTTTTTTGTGTTAGGACTTGCTTTCCAATTTTCTAATTTCTTTGAATCTGTCATAGAGTTTGCTTTCGCATACACTTCTCCACTAATCATTTTAAAAACAATTTCGTTTCCCAAATATTCCTTAACTATTAATTCTTGCATAGTATCTCCTTTGCAATAAAAAAAGCACCATAAATATATGTCGGTTGGTAGCCACTAAAGAATAACCGTCAACTGTTACTCTACCACATATTTATAGTGCATAATTGTTAAATTGTATATTGTTGTTAGTTGACGTTAATACCAAGCTACCACACTTGATAATAAATTATAGCATATTTCTATATAAATTTCAATCAAAAAGTTATGTTTTCATCAATTGCATTGTTAAACTCAGTCTGACAACTACACCATCCTTTGTTAGTTAATTCTTGCAATGTGTAGTCTTTTAACGCCTGTATTTCTGTTTCGTTACAACAGTGTTTCGCTTTTATTATAATTACTTTTTTCAAAGTTTCTTGATCCCAGCACATATTTTTCCTCCTTAATTAATGCACTTGTAAAGTTGCATATGAAACTAATATATTTTGTGTTCCTGTGTTGTTTTCTATCCATGCTTCTATATAATCATCAGTTTCTACAGATATATTTGCTAAACAAGTGACTTGAGTATCATTTTTTGCACTAGCTCTACCTCTACTAGAAATAATCGGAGTGCCATTTTTTGCAATATACAAAGATGCTGTAACTTCAACTCCAAGTTCTGGTTCTACAGTTGCAATTAACACTACATCTATTATAGCTTTTTCTATACCTGTATAATTTAATCTATCACTAGAAAGCAAAAATCTTTCTGTGTTTCCTTCTATCCATGATCCGGCAATTTTTACAGGTGTGTTTATAGCTGAAATTGTTGTATTAGATATATTGTTGTTTAAATATACTAATGCTTTTACCTCACTGTCTTCAATACCAGAATTTCCTGAATATTTCCAATATGGGTCTGTTTGATCCAAAGAGTCATTTCTAAACCATAATCCGCCTAAAGAACTATCAAAACTTACACCCGTTACAACTCCTGCTTGAAGTGTACTTTGTGGATCAACATACATAATAGCTTCATTAGATTTTGGTTGTATATAGTTTCCTGAGTTAACTGAAAAATTGTTCATTACACCTCTTAAGCTTAAAGCCGTTCCACCAACTAAATTTTGACCATCTGTCCACTGTAAAAAACTGAAATTTGTTCTTCCTACATTAATCAGATCATATCCTTGTCCACAACCAACTGCTGCAAAAGATACTGTTAAGAATCCATAATTTTGTATAGTTCCTATATCGTTTGCAATAATCAAAGATATATCCGCTAATACACTCCCACCCTCTTCATTTAACAAAGAGTAATAACAGTCTGTATTATCTGCAAAATCTAAAAAAACAGGTTTATGTATTTCAAAAACTGTAGAACTAGTTATACTTTCAACATAAAAATATTCTTCACCTATACCAGTACCAACATTAGGAAATCTTACCCTGTCATTAACACTTAGATTATGATCTGTAGCAGTAGTTACAGTTGTGTTTGTTACAGATGTGCTAGGCAATAATTGCCAGTTATCTCCTAAATCAAATATTTTTCCATTAGGTGCTAATAATCCTATAGCTTTGAACCAATAAGAACTACGCTTCCCACTAGTTACAAACATTGCATCCGTTCCTTCATAAACTATTTGTCCACCTCCTCCACCAACTGCAAATGGATCAGTTGAAATAAATGTATTAAATGAATCGTCTAATTGTGCTATTTGATTTGTACCTATATTTATTTCTCCATCTATTACATAGCTTTGGTTTTGTGCCAGTGTTATAACTCCGCCAACCGGAGCAGGTAAATCATTTACATTTTTTATAACTTTGGAATTATTAAGCAATAGTGATATAAAAATATCTGATAACGCTAGTATCGTTGACTTTGTAACCATTATTCTTTCACCTCATTTATCCAGCATTCAAATGTTCCGTCTATTGATGTATCTTTTATTTTAATGGATGTTATCAAGTCTTGATGATCGAATACAACATCATTAATAAAATCATCGTAAAAACTTCTATCGTTGATTTTAACTTGAGTTGGAGTTTTTACTAATATCGAGAAAGATAAATATACTCCCTCATTAATTTGACTAGAACTTAAAAACTCTTCTAAAGCAGCTCTAATATTTGTGTCTGTAATTAAATCGTAATCTGTAGATGTCGTTGTAAACTTAATAACAAAATGATCTCGCTCCCCTTCTACAAATTGAACTGATCCTCGTTTTACATTTTTCAAATACATTACATCTCCTCCATTCTATTTGTAATTTTTTCTAACTGTTTCTTAAATGCTTCTTCATAAGCTGCTGCAAACTTTTCTTCGTAAGGTAACAAAGTATTTTCCATTTTATTTAATTCAGCTGTTTTCATAACGATATATTGATTATCAATTAATGTTTTTTTGTTGTCAAATTTTGGTATCATAGTACATCTGCATAATATATTTTCTTCTGCTTCTGCAAAATCTCCTGGTCTCATAGCTTCGTTACCTAATCCAGATATAAACATTTCATTAATTTTTACTGTTTGACCTTCCATTGTAGAGTGCCACTCTCTAACTCTTTCATCAGATGCAGTCAGCCACTGTTTGAATGGAACTACTTCCGATTGACTATAACTTTGTAATTTTGTTTCTTGAAAAGCATTATGAGTTTCCGTTCTGACTATTCTTCTTAAGTTGTTAGGATTGTTATAATTTGAATACTGGTTATTATTTGCATCAATTATATTCCTAACAATTTCATTAACTCCTAACCCATCTTGTACGCCGCTTACAATTGTTGTTTTTAATACATTTTTGTAAGTTTCAGACATGTAAGCTATGTTTCTTCCTAAGTTTTCAGATAAAAACTCTATAGCTTCTGGATTTTCAACATTAAACATTTCTGATATACCCAAAGCTGCTAATTCACTAGTTCCTAGATTTTGCATAAGATCAACATACTCTTCTACAACATCATCATATAGTTCTTCATTGCTAAACTCTTCATCTACTATAGAAGATAGTTCAATGCCTAAATCTTTTTTCTTTTTTTGTTCTTTCTCCGCTTTAATAAACTTTTCAAACTCTAATTGCTTTTCAGTTGGCACTGTAAAAGTTTCACCTTGCGTATTTTTTACTTGTCCAGTTTCAAGCGACATTAATAGAGTACTAGAACTAATTGCAATCATGCTTCCATCTTCATACTCTTGTAATTGTTTTCCTGCTAAATCTAACCACCTTTTAGCCGTTGCTATGTGTGGAGCATTTTTATATATTTCTATTAATTGTTCTTTGTCTTCTGGAATTGCAGCATCAAAACTTAATATGTACTTTTTCCCCGGAAACATTTCCGGCATTACTTGGTAATTGTACATATTAATTATTCTGTTCAAACTTGGTATAATTTCTTTGTTATAAAATTGAGTAGCTATTATATATGCAGTTGATCTGTTTGACTTATCTATATCTCTATATACGTGATAAGATTTCTCTAAGTAATCTCTTTCAAATTTTCTTATTTCGTTAACTTGAGCGTCTTTGAAGTTTTCTGTCATTTTAACAGGTTTCAATTCAGATTGAGCGTTTAAGCCTATAATATCAACAGTGTCTCTTTTTAACCATCCACCAAACCTTGACTTCCAACTTTCTTTAATTCTGTCAGCTTGCGGTTGTGTGCCACCTATTAATTGAATCAAATAGTCAGGTATAAATTTATTATTAAATAAATTAGCTATTTGTTGTGATGACTTTTCAACTATTGCCATTTCATCTACTTGTGATTGCATTCTTCCCCAAAACTGGTTAAATGGACGTTCTAAGTCTCTATTACATACAGCTACTATATTATCTTTGTGTACTATCATATTGCTTTGATTGTTGAAAGTGATATTGTAATATGGATATCCATCCGTAGGAAATGTATTAATCCAACTAGGATTAATTGCATGTACATATCTAACTTTACCAGTAGTAACTGTAAGCTCTTTTCCACGATCCAAAAGTCCTATCATAGCTCCATTCGTCTCATAATATTTTGTCCACAGGATAACTTTCTCTTGAAATGTTACTCCTAACGGATCTCTTGCTGTTATAATATTAAGTTGGCTATTCTTGTGATATTCGTCTGTCCTTCCTATCTCTCTAAGATCACCCTTTTGATTTTTCTGTTCCGATAATACAAATATAGTCTTCTCTAACTCATTTGTAATCTCACGCATAATACTTGACATTGTACTTGATTCTTTTACATATCTATTAATAGCACGTTTATTGGTTTTATCACGTTGATAATTTTCTTTTGACCATAACGCACTAGTAGCCTGTGTTTGCTTAGGTTGTTTCTTCCTTTTAATTCCAAACATTAATTTTCTCCCTTCCAAAAACATTATTTTCCACTATAATTTTACTACATTTACAGATTATAGTCAAAAAATAAAAAAAGAGCCAATTAAGGCTCTTTAAACATCTAACTCAAACTTAACATTGTACATTTCTTCTATTTCTTTAATAGTTTTAAACTCGCCATTTAAAACAAAAGGTCTGTACATTTTAGCATTTTCTGACAAAATATGATCTAAACAACTATTTTTTTCTATTTCAAATTTATAAGGAGCATAATTTAATTTGTTTATTTTTATCAACCACTTCTTAAACTCCTGAAAAGTAGATATAACTTGCACATCTTCAAATACTAGCTCTATGTTAAGTTTTTCTTTGCAGAACTCTTTTAAAGTATCATTATCTTGCTTTAAAATGTTATAATTGTGTCTTCCATATTTATCTTCTACAGTTATTGAGAAAATAGTATTATATATATCTCTTTTATAATCAAACCTTATTAAACCTTCAACTTGTTTAAACTCCGACCAATCGCCATTCCTAATCACAACTTTTTGCATGTTATACTCCTTAATTTTATCGTTATATTTAATTTTAGCGTCAACTATATCTATTCCGTTTTCATCTACAGATATTGTTCCGGTTATCAAAACGTCATCTCCACCAAACATGGCTTTGGATAGTTTGTTTAAATCTAACACATCTCTCCAACTCATTTTTCACTCTCCTTTTATCTAATTCTATTTTATATTCGCATAAATTAATAAAATTTATACAATCTTGTGGCAAATTAAAATAAAATCTTTCTTGTATATATTTATATATTTTAAACAAACACTCGTCAAGCTCAACTTTAATTTCAAACCATATATAATCCACTACATAATCAATGTACCAATTAATTAACCAAGCTTGATCTATGTAAGGCATAAGTTCTATTAGATTTTTTATCCTTAATATTCTAACTTGGTATTCAGAATTGTTGTTTCTAAACAAATAAAGATAACCAGGTAACATCGATCTACACCATTTACCGTTAATATTAGGAAACTCTATTAACATTATACCCCCATCTCCTTCAATTTTCTTTCACACTCTGCTTTAGCTTCCTCATAAGTTAACTTCTCAAACTTATTATTAAATGTATGTACATATATAGCTGTTTCTATTACACTGTATATGTTAAGTGCTAATACTATAATTCCTATTGGCAATGTTATATATATCATAATACCTCCCTAATTATATTTTCTAACAACTTAAACACTTTTTATTTCCTCCATAAACTTATAATCGCTTTCATACTTTTCTTCAGCATCTGCAAGACTATAACCTCTACTTACTAAATCATACATGTAATTTTGTTTCTCGGCTTGTTTATTAAACCTAATGACTTTAATTCTAAATATACTTTTAGTTTGTAACCACACCGTTTCAATGTTTATATCTTTAGGAAAATCATCATAAAATACTATTTTGCTTACACAAGTTAATCCTGAATTTAAGTCTGTAAACGTTACTGTTTCATTAGTCATGTCTATTTTGCAATATAACTTATCACCAAAATCATAACCATACGAAACATCATTTATAATATTTTTTTCATTGTAAACATCTGTAAATTTTAATTCCTCAATAGGCTTAGTATCTATTAATTTATTCATTTTGTTCAACTCCTGTTATTTCATATTCTTTTTCGCTAATCACTTTTCCACTCTCCCATCTAAGAAACTTCTGTTCATCTCTTGCTGCATTATTATTTCTAGTCCTCTTCTAACTAGTTCAGAGTTTGTCAGATCGTGATTGTCTAGCCACTCTTTTTGTTTTTTAGTTATGCCTATTGTTATATTTACCATTTTGTTTTTCATCTACCCCTCCTGCTTTAAAGTTTTCTCTATATCTATATTAGATATTTTAATGAATTCAACTTTTGTTTCTTTAGATATTAAATGTGTTTCCGTATAATCTAAAGTTTTAAACATTTTATCAAATATCATAATATCATCGCAAATATATTTATTATAAGCTATATCGCATTTTCTATGTATGATGGCGGTTATTTTATCTTGATTCCAAAGTTTTACAATTTTTTTAACTTTTTTTAATTTTCTTTTCCCCATTTAACCCTCCATTATTTTTTGTCTTAATTGATTTGTATTACATATTCTAACTTCAGTATAGCCTTGTTTTAGCAATTTACCATTTATTTTTTGAGATGTAAGTGCAAACAAAGATGGTCTTAAGCTTCTGTATATAGCTATATGATGCAAGTCAGAGAAGAACTCGTTTGCCACTCTATCTGTAACAGGATGATATCCCAAATCTCTTATAATCTTAATAACTTTATGCCAATCCTCATCCTTACACATAACACCTCTATCTTGTTTTATTAATTTTATTATCTGTGCTTGCATTTCTTCCATTTAATCCTCCTTATGTCTTCCTTTTCTTTCAATCCAACAATAAAAATCAAATATGCACCATATAATTAATCCTACAATTATTGCAATTATCAACAATTCTATAATTAACAATAAAAATAAAAACAACAAATAAAATAAAGCCAACTTTATCACTCCTTAATAAGTCAAGCAGGGTTTCCCCTGCCTGCTGCTATTCTTCTTCTTTATTATCTTTTTCTTCTCTGTTAGCTATAGTGTCTTTCGTAGCTTTCTCACAGTAACAAGTATCATGTCCATAACAATTTAAATCACACATACACATCACTCCTTATAAATTATTAACTTAATACAATTACCAACAAACAACACTTGATATATATTAACTACCTCTCGTATACCTCTTTTATACATTAATTCTACCATATATCTACATATATTGCAAGAAAAATATAAAAAAAATAAGACCTCTTACAAGAAGTCTTATTTCAAATAAAATACATTAAAGGAATTGGTTTATGTTAATATTATACTCTATTTATTAATTTTAATCAAGATTGTTATGCTTTTTTATTTTAACATTTTTTCTCTGATTTTCATTGATAACTCAACCGGTAATTTTACACCGTATACAGTTAATTGAAATTGTTCTTTTTCAACACCTTCTATATTTCCAACAACCTCACATTTCTGTGGAACTAAATCCAAGTTAAAAACAGGATCACTTCCTACCGTTTGAAAAAATGTAATTTCTCTTACATAATCTACTTCTTTTCCATTTACTTTCACATTACTTTTTTTGCCTTTTTCTTTCAATTTTACTTCTACTTCCATTTTTCCTCCATTTTAAATTATAAGTGACAATTATACACAGTTGATTACATTTGTATTGTATATACCTAGTATTATACTTAACATTTCCGACATATTATTACAATTTTTATTAGATTGTTACTAGATGCAATATAATTATTTTATATTATAAAGAATTGACTAACTGTTTTTCTCATTTGTAGTGCTATAGCCAAAGCTACAACTCTATCTTTACCATTTGTGTTTACTAATCCATTTTCCTTTTGTATAGTTCTCATTTCTGCTAGAGTTCTATAAGAGTTTATTATAACTTTTTCTTCTCTATGAAAACTATCTAATTCGTCCAGCATTATATATTTACTTTTACTATTAGTTGACCATCCAAGCTTTTCTGTTTTCTTATCTGTCTGCCTATCATGAGTAGTTTCTTTATACAAATTGAAGTATTCTATTTCATTCTTAAGAGTGTTAAGGGTAGAATGCCCATGATTGTTTCTTTCTACTCCTATATAAGCATCGTTATATATATTACCCCACTTAGCTAATTCTCTAGCATGTTGTTCTGGCTTAAGGGTATACTCTCCATTAGCCACTTCTTCAAGTGTTTCAACATCTAATATACAGAAAGTAGAATTATCTTTTCCTTCTAATCCTTCTGCAACGTCAGCACCTATTATATAAGTATGTCCAGGTTCTGGGTGCTTATATATTTCTATCTCTCCACCTTGCCTAGTTTCAAACTCTTCTGTTGTTTGCTGCAATTGTATATCTATAAGCTCTATATCAAAATAAGGTCTTCCAGAGTGTAAAAATGCTTCTTTTGCTGTACAAGGGTATTCTTGGCTTATCTCGTCCTTAAGTTCCATCCTCTTATCAAAATACCAGTTAGCCTGTTCAAGTGTCAATCCCACATTATCCACAATTGATTTAAGTTTCTTCATAAACGCACTATCTACACCCATGAATCTAGCACCAGTTTCTAATGCTGTAACAAACTGATCTTCAGTATATTTAGATGTTTCAAACCTCTTTGTATATTCTTTAGTTCTCCACCACTCATAAAAAAAACCTAACCATTTACTATGTCCTTTTTCTATCTCTTCCCACTTATCATAAAACTCATTGAATCCATTAGCTGTTGTTTCGTCTATTTCGATTGATCCTGTTGGTGTTAATGCCTGTGATATTGCAAGAGCATTCTTTTGCATATCTTTCCAGAAAGCCTTTTCAGAATTATGAAGCATTTGTAATTTCTTACCCCTTCCAGCTCCCTTACTTCCTGCTGTTGATACTCTCCAAGATGTACCCATTCTATCTAATACTAATTCTTTTGCATTAGACCTTTTAGGTTCTCCGGTTATAGTTTTGTCCACTCTATCAAATATACCTTTTGCTATATCCTCAAATATTGACTTTGTACTATCTGCATCATGTGCCATAGTAAATCCTGCAAAGTTTTTTTGTGTTATTAGTAGGCTACATTGAAAAGCTGTTATGTAAGTAGTAAATCCTTGCTGCCTACCCTTTAATATAGCTATTTTAATTTGATCTATTTTTTTTTGTTGCTGTTGTTTATATAGTTTACTTAATTTTTCTTGAAAATCTATTTGTACATCATTAAGAAAAAAAGGCAACTCTTTAAATTCCTTGTCTATAACTGTAAATTGAAGCTCTATAAGTAGCCAAGGATTTTCTAATAATTCAACAAATATTTCTTTTGTATTAGATATCTTATTCCATATTGCTTTACACACGTTTTGATCATTCTCTATATCCTGTGTTTCTTCCCATTCTTTTTTCCTTATCTCTATTAATTCTTTACAATCCATATTTTTCCTCGATTGCTTTTACATCGTTATTGTCTTTTTCATCTTCTTTGCTGCTTAACCATCCCATATGTTGTCCGATCATTTGCAAAGCTTTAAGTTTGTCGTGTGTCTTTATTTCTATTCCTTCTTTAGTTTTCTTTATTCCTGCAATAGCTTTCTTCTTTTGATTATCAATATCTTTAGTTTCTGCAAACTCAACATCTTTATAGTATATAGTTTCAAACTTAGTATCTTTGTTTCCATTTTCATCTTCAACTATTATATCTCGTATAAAGCTCTTAGTAACTATTTCAGCGTAATCAGTCCCATTGCTAAAGGCTACACCTGCTAACTCGCTCAACCACTTCTCTCGACTTATAAATCCTTCACGTTCTAATTCTAAATTGTGTTTCTCAATTAAATAGTCGTATCTTACTTGAAGTACATCATTTGTACGCCAGAGACGTTCATATGCACGTTTTGCGTTCTCGCCTGTTTGTTTATATCCTGCCATGTTATAAATCTCTCTATTCGGCTTATCAGGGTGTTTTATTCTCAAATTAACTAACAGCTCCCACCTATCATTATCAAGAGGTTGAGAGCCGTTGTATTTTTTATTATTCTCTTTTTTCATCTTTCTATACCTCCCTACTATATTGTATTACATTTTCAGGAGCTATGCAAGTTTAGTCTTTTATTTGCTTTATGCTTTCAATATAAACAGGATTAATAATTAAAGTACAATTATTCCATATTATAGTTTTTTTATCATACATTAGGTTTTTAAACTCATTAAAATTTAAAGCTGCTTCTATAATGTGTATCATACCGCTATTCATTACAATTTCATATTTATTCATTTTTTTACCTCCTTACTTAATAATAAGTCCTGCTTCTTCATACTCTTTTTGAGCTTTAGCTAAATTTTCTTTCAACATTCCATGTATTATATCATATATTTCTTCTAGCTGTTCTGTCGTAAGAATACAATAGCTTCGATTAAACAAATTTCCTCTTTGTATGATTTCTTTGTCATAAACATACTCATCATAATCTCTTACATTTTCTTTTAGTTTTTCAACTTTTCCTTGTTTCCATCTTAGGTCTATAACCTTTTTTTCTAATTCTTCCAATTTTTCATCAGTCATTTTACCACTCCTTTATTTATTATCTATATGATTATTTAATATAATATATTTTCCTTTATCAATTAACTCTTTTACCATTTCTCCTTGTCTTTGTTTTTGAATATATTTATTTTTTCTAATTTCTTTTAATGACTGTAGAAAAGTTAAAAATATATTCTTTTTTTCAAATACATTTTTGTTTATCATTTCAAAAGCTCCATAATAACTTTTCTTTTTTGCGATGACAACTTACTTTTCTTTTGCTTAATTAATTCCATTTCTTTAAATACATCTATATCTTTTAACCAGGACTGATCTTTAGGTTTATTAAAGTTCATACCTACAATTGAAGATAACAACATAAGCCTATTTATTTTATTCATTTTACCACTCCTTTTATTTTTTCTACACCTTTTTCTATCTCTTCTTTTGTCATTCCGCTATCTTTTGTAAGATTACATAGTTCCTGACAATTTGCCACGCTAAATAACGGTGTAGCAATTCCTATAGTTGCACCAAAACAACTTGTTTTTTTATAAGAATCAGGATTTTTTAAAAACTCTTCTATATATTCTTTTGTGCAACCATGTTCTAACATTTCTTTTGCTAACTCTTCAAACTTATCAGGTATATCTAATTCCATATTATATATTCTCACATTAATCCACCACCCTTTAAATTTTGCTTTGTATCTGTGTTTCTTCTATAATAGCTCCACACTTTTTACATTTGTACTCAGCTGTCCATACTATAGTGCTAGCTATTTCTTGCCTTTTTTCACTGATCTTTTCAAACTCCATACCTTTACAAAATTCGCAATCTATTCCGGCATAATTTTTAAAAGGATCATTCTTTATGTATTTTAATATTATGTTAATTTTTTGAAATATGTTTAATTTTTTTCTACTCACATTACCGCTCCTAATAAATTACTCTAAATATATCTTTTGTTGTTTGACCACTCCGCCACTCCAAACCTTTATAACTACATACTCCTCATTTCTAAGTTCATCATAACTATATCTAACTACATCGTAATTTTTAGACATTAAATGTTTTTTCTTCATCCTACTCCAACTCCAACTCCTCTAATATATCAACGTTGCTGTCGAAATTAGGTTTATGATTGATCATCGTATATTCTTTACCATCTTCACCTATAAAAGTTTCATTTTTAGTTTCCTTGAGATAACCAGATGTTTTTCTATGTATAGCTTTATATGATTTTATAGCATGTTTATCTATTTCAGAAAAATCAACTTGTTTTTTATTCGTTACTTTTATCAAATCTAATAATTTTCCCAACATCTTACTCATCCTCCAAATTTAACCTAGTCGCCCATATCTCAAAGTTTTTTAATTGTGCAAATTCTTGTAAGCTATAATACTTTCTATTCTCTGCAAAGTAGAAGTCAAACATAGCATATATTTCATCTGTAAAGTCACAATCACCTGGTTCGTGTTTTATATAACCGTTCTCATAAGCTTGCTTTATATTATTTATTATACTTTTAATATTTTCATTAGATAGTTTACCATGTTTTATTCCTTTGTGATTGTATAAATCTGTCCAAAAATATCCTGCTATTTCTATTATGGCTTCGTATTTAGTAAATTTCAAAAAATCACATTCTATTTCTATGTATTTATCATAATATTTATTAAATACTTCTTCATCACTTTTATGTTTTTCTAAAGTGTGTATATTATTTATTTCTTTATCTATGTTATTATTTATACTTAGTTCTTTATTGGGTTTCACTGTGACACTATCCTTGTTTCTCTCTGACACTATCCCTTGTGTCTGTGTGACACCATCATTCTTCAATTGAGATAAATTAACAGCAACTTTATATGTATTAGACTTATTTCTTCCTGTTTCGTAATCTTTTCTAATTTGTTTAACTATTAAACCTTTTTCTTCTAAATTCTTAATAACTCTTATTACGGTTGATTTACTAGTTCCTGTTTTATCAGCGATAGTGTTATAACTAGGAAACGCAACTTTTCCATTATTCCCACATCTTGCCAAATAAAAAAATACCATCATTTCATTAGTAGACAATCCTAACTCAAATATATCGTTAGGTACTTGAAAAAAAGGTACTTCCATAATTATTTTATTCATTTTAAACTCTCCTCGTGTATGCACCAACCATTACCAACTTAGGTCTGTTGTCGTGTATATAATAAAAGTTGGTCTTAAGACTACACGACAATCTATAACATTGGGGATCAATCCAATGCAAGACCAACTATATTAACAAATTTAATTAGCTCCCCCACTAATTTAACGCATAGAATCCATGAACTCGCTTACTATGCACCCAAAAGTAAAATTTATTTACACAACAGATCACAACCTACACACATTCATGCTTAAGTTGTTCTCTATAATTATACACTATTTAGCCTAAAAAGTCAATGAAATCAATAAAAAAGAACGCTTAATTAATAAACGTTCTTCTGACTATTTTTTTCTGCTATCTAAATACTTGGAGATCACCGAGTGACTAATTCGGTATCTATATTATAGCTTCAAAGCATTACAAAAGTCAATAATTTTTTCTTTAAAATATTCTTGATATTCTTCACTTTCTTTTTTTAATGTGCTATTTCCCCATTTGTGAATACAAACATGTTTAGTATTCACAAAATTAAATTCATATTGCCATTCGTTTGAAGTGATCATAACATGTTTTCCATAATTACGTGTTGCATATAAAGTTGTATTTTTATTTATTTCTACTATTTTTACTAATTTTTTCATTAATAAAATATCTAATAATTTTTCAGTACACATTATTTATCACTCCTTATCAATCCACAATTCTAACAATATAACCGCCAATATTCCTAACAATCCTATCATAGTATCTCCTCTGCTGCTTATTTAGTGCTTAACTCTGCACATTAACTAGTAATATGCAGATTAAAAACTAAAGTGTTATATAATTTCGTCTTCAATAATAGACAAAACAAAATTATAACCATTTTGTCCACTATAATCTTCAGCAAACAAACAATCTTTCATTATGTCATATTTGTTGCACTTGAACATAAATCTTGCTCCCAAAAATGAAACAATTTCTGAACAATCACCTATGTAAATTGTTTTACCGAAAAATTTTTTCATTATTTTTTGATAAACTAGAACAAGTACTAAGTTGTTATTTGGTTGTTCTTTAATAACATTGAGTATCTCTTGTGCAGACTCAATAGTTAATTTGCTTTTTATTCTTTCTTGTATATATTTGTTTTTTATTTCTTTTAGATCTTTTAGTTTAGTTTTAAGTTGTTTTGTAATACCTTCATGATGTATTACAAATTCAATCTCAGATATAGAACTTTTAATGTCTTTTAATGTTTTAGTTTTAAATTGTTTTTTTAAATATTCGTCAACGCTTGTTTTTAAAACTTTCATTATTTACCACTCCTTTTAATTTTATAAATATTGTCTAGCAATTTTTCTGTTAACTGCTAGATCAATGTTGTTAATTATAATATCTGCACTTAATATCACACTTTGCATATCATTGTTAAGTTGTTTCATTTTTTCTGTTTTTAATTCTATTAATTCATTGTATTTTTTTTGTTTTTCTCTTTCATTTCTTTCTTTTTCTGTTAAGTTCCAAATCATTTTTACCACTCCTTTTTTTAATTATAATTTTGTTACAAAATTATAATCAGGGTCAAATCTTTCTAGTTCTTCAATTTCTTTTGTGTTTATTCTTTCAACTTCTGAATTTCTTAAATCGCATATTTGAGATAAATTAATATTTTCTTTTTTATCAATTAATTTTTCTATTATTTCTGATTTATTTTTTTTTGTTAATCTTGTATATTTTACGCTACAAATTTCATTATTTATTTTTACTAACATTTTAATCTCCTTCTATGCTCGGTTTATCGTCATGAGCTGGACTATTTTTATAATTAAAACATTTCGTTTCTAATATCATTTAAATCTTCATTATTTTCTTCTTCTTCTCTTATATAAGTTCTTTCATTAGAAATTTTTATATTTTTTAATTGATCAAATATTCTTGTTTTATTATCTGAATAAACTAAAACTTTGTTGTTTTGTATTAATATTTTACAAGCTTTATAAAAACTTTTTCTTCCTCTTCTGTCTTTTTCTCCAATCTCGATTGTCAAAACATGACTTTCGTGATCGCATTTATTTATTATTCTGTACAAATCAAATTCATTTTCGCATATTTCTTCAACAATTTCTTCAACATCAACATAAGAAACTTCTTCGTTTTTAGCAATTTCTCTAAAAGCTAATGCTAATCTTGCAGAATAATCACCTTCAAATTGTTTTGCTAACTCATGAACTTTTATCATCATTTCGCTTGTAAATTTCATCTTAACCACTCCTTTTATTTTTTAATTTATTTTTGCTCCCTCTTCCTTTACACTAATATTGTACTACAAGTACGACAAAAAAGCAACCTTTTTTTATATTTTTTTTAATTTATTTTTCGCTATATATTATATATAATGTAAGAAACAAAATTATTTAAAAATATTTTAATTTATTTTAAAATAATACTTGACTTTTGATCGTACATAGAGTACAATGTTAGTGTAGAAAATAAAACAGAAGTTAAACGAGCTTTGTAGTTAAAAAACTGTTTTATTAGTCAGTTTATTTGTGTGTTGTTAATAATGTAAAATAAAGGAGTGATAGAATTGATAGATAATTTTTATTTTGAAGAAATTAGAATTGTTGATGGAGATGAAATCATAAATATGCAATATCGAGATTATTATATTCGTCTTAGATACAGCAAGTATTATGACCCAATATTTCATCTTATAAGAAACAAAAATAATATATTTGAGTTCGTACAAACAAAGCCGATTAAAAACATTAATAAATCAAACAGTAGATTTTGTAGTTATTTTGATATCAAAGATTTAATAAAGTTTAATAGCTACAAACTAAAAAGAATAAATTATGCAGCTACTAGAAATAGATTTTTTACTGATGATCCTTATACGCAAAGCTTGTATGACAATACGTCAAAAATAATAGAAGACTTTTTACCAGAAAATTTAAAGTTTTACGATAAAAAAGAATACGAATACGACATTTCATTTTTCAAAATTTTAGAAAAAGAATGTGATTTTAAAATAAAAAAAATGTCGTATAGAAAAAATAAAATTAAATATATTGAATTTGAATATACACCAGTTTTTAAAAATTTTAAATACGTAACAAGACAAAGAAGTTTTTACTCTATTAATTCTAATGCAATTGATTTTTTTGAAAAATATTTAAATTTTAAAAAAATCAAAAGTGTGAATAGTCTAAAAGAATTAAATTATAAAAATTATATATATAACATACATGAGTTTACAAACTTTTTTGAACTAAACAAAAATGAAAAAGCTGAAATTTTAAATGAGTTAATATGTAATAGCGATCTTTTGTCTGATTCTTTAATTGCAAATATTATTGATTATTGCATTGATAATTACAATGATATCTGCACATTCTCACTAAGTACAGGGATGTATTCTGAGTTGTTTTTAGAAATAATTAATTATTTTATAGATAATTATTCGAACATAAATCAAAAAACAAAGAAATGTATTATTCAAAATATAGATAGTATACCGAATTTTTATAAAGACAAATTAAAATATAAAGAATTTTTAAATAAAATAAAAGGAGAGATGTAAAATGAAAAGAATATTTGTAGTTCCAAAAAATGACGCCGAGGCAGTAAGAATAATTGAAATACTTCAAGAAAAAAATGAGAAATTATTAATAACTTCTCAATCTTGGGGTGCAAGTTGGGAAGGATTAGAAGAAGAAATAAAAAAAGAATTACATGAATATGACAAGAAATATCAATTATCTATAGATAGTAAAATTGCTATCTATGGAGTTGAACTTAAAGGAAACAACGAGTACAATGCTATAGATATAGATCACCACTGCTATGATAACGAAGATAGAAGTAATAAAAAATCTTCGCTTGAACAAGTTGCAGAAATTATAAATTATCAATTGTCAAATTACGACAAAATGATATCTGCAAACGACACTGGATATATTCCTGCAATGCAAAATTTAGATATCGACATTGCAGCAGAAGAAAGAGAATCTTTGATTATAAAAGTTAGAGCTTTAGACAGAAAATGTCAAGGAATAACAGAAGAACAAGAAGAACAAGCTATAGAATCAATTGAAAACAACCTTGAAAAAATAGATGAAACTATAATTGTAAAAAGTCCGCATTCTAAATGTGCGTGCTATACTGATAGACTTTTTGGCAAATACAAAAGATTGCTTGTAATCTCAGAAGATGGAGAGTCAAATTTTTACGGTGACAAATATACTATAGAAGAACTTTTCAATAAGTTCGAAGGTTGGAAAGGTGGAAATATAGAAGGGAATAACGGTTATTGGGGAGGATACGGAGATCAAAACGAAATAGAAAAAATAGTTAGAGAAGGTGAAGCAAATTAGCGGAATATTAAGGAGAAATCACAGAATGGCAAGATTAAGAAGAGAAGAAGAAAGAAAAGAAGAGGAAAAAAGAAAAAAAGAAAGAGAAGAGTCATTAAAAAAAAATAATTGATAGTTATAAAATTTTTATAATTTTAATCTGTACATTAGAAATAGTGTGCAGAGTTAAGATTATAAAAAGGAGGTAAACAATGACAATTAAACAATTAAGAGAATCACGAAATTATACACAACTAGAATTAGCACAAGCAATAGACGTTTCTAAAGACACAATTGGGTCTTTAGAAATAGGGAGAAGGCAAGCGAGCTTTTCTACTGTAGAAAAGCTCGCTAAATTATACAAAGTAGATAATACATATATTTATATGTGTCTCGAAGAAACTAGAAAGGAGAAAGAAAAATGTTAAGTATTTTTGACCATCTTGCAAGCAATAGTCCATTCGCAATATTTCAGATAGCAATATATTCTAGTGCTATCTTTACATTTGTTAGCTTAATGTCTATTATGATTTACTTAGTAATAAGAGAAATGATAATAGAGCAAATTATAACAGTGTCAGAAAAAACAGAAAAAAAATTCTTACTTGAAAAGATTGAAGAACATGAAGTTAAATAAAAAAGTATTCTACATTGATTATAACAGTGTAGAAGCTTACGAAAGACAAAAGCTATATAAGTTTATTATTGCAGTTGTAATATGTGTTATAATCGCTATTATGACGTGTGTGTACATATTTATAAAATAGGAGTGATGATATGCGTTTATATGATATAACGGAACAAATTTTAGAATACAGTGAATTATTAGCTAATAAAGAAATAACACAAGAAGAGTTTAACAAAGCAATAGAGCAGCTTGACGCACAGGATAAGTATAAATCTTGCTACTATGCACTAAAAGAGCAAGAGGACGATATAGTGGCTTTAGACAACGAAATAGAAAGACTTAATAAGCTTAAACAAAAAAGACAAAAGAAAATCGAAGGTTATAAAAATTACTTAATCTACAACTTAGAGCAAGTTGGTGGAAAAGTTAAAACTGATTTATTTGAAATGAAAGTTACTACAAAGAAAAAAGGAGTATGGAAAGAGGAACTTCCAGAAATATGTTACAAAGAAAAAGTTAATAAAGTTAGGATAACGCAAAATGAAGTTGAACAATTAATTGCAGATGGTAAAGTTGATAAAGATGTGTTTGTTAAAGTGGATAACAAAACGTTAACAATAAAATAGGAGTGATATAGGTGGAAGATAAAAAAGAAACTATAGCAGAATTACAATCTAAAATTAACAATATGGAAAAGCCTAAAAATATATATCAAAAGTTACTTGAAGTACAAAAAAAAGTAAAAGGATTATCTCAGGATGCAAAAGGCAACAACTATAAGTATGTGACTGGAAACAAGGTTATAAATGCCGTAAAAGATATAATGAATGAACAAGGTTTGTTGTTAAAGCCTGAGATAATTAAAGTCAATAGAGAAAGAGTTGACTATAAACTAGGTAATGGAAAAGAAAAATCAGAAATGATATATGATGTTGATTTTATTTTTACTTGGATTAATTGTGATACAGGAGAAAAAGATGAAAATAAATTTCATGCTACTGGAATGAATAATTGGGAAAAAGGTCTAGGATCAGCTTTGACTTACGCAGAACGTTATTTTTTGCTAAAATATTTTCATATTGCAACAGATGAAGATGATGTTGATAATCCTGATAGAAAAGATGAAAAAGTTGATCCTGCACCACCAAATGAAAAACCGAAAAAACAAGATATAAAATCTAAAGCAATTAAATATATTAATGATAATTCAGAATTTGATTTTATAGAAGAAAAATTAAAAAAATATAAAGTAAAAACTTTAAATAATCTTAACGATGAACAGTTAAGATTAATTGCTACAGAAATAAAAGATAAAAAAGATAAAAAGTGAAATATTATTGTAAAAGAGGTATGCAAATTTTTTGGCTGCATACCTCAACAACTCAAGTTAGGAGAGTGATAATGTGAAAGCATATGCAACATTTACAGTTGATATGAAGCCTATTACTGAAGATTTAAAACAAAAAGTTAGCTCAATGAAGCAACGTCATAAGAAAAGACATAGCAAAATGTTATGTGTTAAATTAAACACAAAATCAATATATAAAAGATTACAAAAATATGTAAAAAAAAATATTAAAGTAAAATAAAATAAAGGAGTGGTAAGAGTGATAGATAAAATAGATGAACTTTATACAAAAATAGAAAAGCTAAATAAAAAGTTGGAAATACTTGAAGATGAGAATAAAAAATTGAAATTACAACTTTCTTATGCTGAGATAGAATTAGCAAAAAGAAAGGGGTAATTATGGACGAAATGAAATTTAGAAAAAATAGATACAAGTATGCAGTATTGGTACTTGTTAAAAAGTATGAAGAAACATTACAGGAGTATATACAAGATTCTATTAACATTCCTACAAAGGACCTACGTACAAGTTTAACTTACGCTAAGAAGTTGCTAGACTGCTTTAAGTTGCAGCTTACTCAAGATCAACTTAAGAGGGCTGTCAATATCCCTGCAAGAGAATTTGAAGGAAAATACAAAAAAATGCAGAAAAAAGAAACAATAAATGAAAAAGATATATCTGAAACAGATTATAAGTATCTTCCGCACATATCTTATTACATATGTTTTGTAGATGAAAAAAAAGAAAGTTGTAAGTTATCTCCGGAGCAACTTACTTACACAAAACAAATGATTTCATGGTATATGCGATTCCAGAATATGTGGGAAAGTACGGTGATCCCATCATGAATATCAAATGTAAAATATTAGATACAGAAACAAATGTAATTCACACATTTGAAAAAAGCAAAGATGCTGTGAATTACATCGGAATGACTAGGAACAATCTTTCTTATTACTACTATAAGAAAACATTGTTTAAGAAAAGATACAAAATAATATACATAGAAACAAGAAGAGAGTATTTTGAGAATAAAAAAAATCAGCAAGTTGATCATAAGAAAGTGTTTCAAAACAAAGTTAATAGATTGCTAAATTACATGCAGATTAGCAATCTAACAGTTGCAACCAACAAATTGCTTACATACGAAAAAGAAATACTGTTAGATAGACTTGTAGAGTTGGAGCAAAAAAGCAATTTATCTATGTTAGAAATTAATAATATATACAAGTCAATGAAATTTAATTGTCTTGTATATAAAGTAAAAAGAGCTATTTAATTAGCTCTTTTTTATTATATTATGAGAAAACTCTTCATAAATTACTTTTGTCATTGCTTATTACCTTCTCTTTCAATTAATAAAGGAACTTGGCTTTTCGGCATAACTTCAGCAAATATTTCTATTCTTTCTTTTGCCATCTTGTAAATATCTTTATAAAACATTTTTTTATCCATTCCATCAATTAAAGCTTTTTCTACTATCTGATCAGCTGATCCTATAACCATTAATTGATGACCTGTCATTAATTCTCTTACATTTGGAAATTTTCCTTGCAAAAAAAATAAAGCTTTATTTTCCATTTTTGAAATATTACTGTAATATCTAAAAGCACTTTTGCTTCCTTGATCGGTTGCATATTCTACAAATTTTTTAATTATATCAGTTTGATTTTTTCTTGTATATTTAGAATCAACTCTTAATTTTTTCCACTCTTCATTTTGTTTTCTTACGTAAGCTTCGTTTAAAGATTTTTTCATTTTATAAAATTCTTTAACTAATTTTTTTTTAAATTTTATGACTATATCACTATTTCTCATAAAAGTTAAAAGTAAAGTTGTTTGTTCTTCATTTAAATAATAAATTTCTTGCGGTCTTCCTCCTTTAGAATTTTTATTAGGTTTTCTCATTTCAAATGATAATACTCCAAACTCTTCTAAATCATTTTTATATTTTTTTATCAATTCTCTTACAGAATGAACTGTATTTTTTGTTTGTTCTGCTATAATCAAACTTGTAGTAAATAATTTTTTGTTTTCAACTATAACTAAGTTAGACATTTTTAACCTCCTAAGTATTTTTATATAACTTATTATACCATTTTTAATAAAGTAAATCAAGTAAAGTTAAAAAACTGTATTACAATAAAAAAACAGGCTGTTACACCTGTTTGTCATTTTATAAGATCAGCTCCTTTTTCTAATATCTCCTTTAACTCTGCTATTTGTTCTTTGTATTCTTTCCTAAAAGCTTCAAAGTGCGATGGATATAGGTCCTTTGCACATATTATTAATAGTTCGTATTCACTTAATTTAACTCCATCTAAGTGATAATGGTCCTGGATATATTTTTCAAACTCTTCTCCTGCTATATCATGTATTTTTGCATGACATGGTCCACACATACTAATTACTTTTAGTTGGCCCATGTCAAATTTATATCCGCCGGCTTCACTTGCGTGATCTACGTGATGTACTGTAACATGATTATTATTATCATGGACCTTACCACATACAGCACATATTTTTTTATTTATACATAGGACCTGGTATCTTCTTATATCTCTGCAAATTTGATAGGTCCTTTTAATGGTCCTGTTATCTCTTGGTCCTTCTAATACATATAGTGGATATCCGTTTTCTAGTCCAAAGAATAAAATGTATTCAATATAATCTGCTGCTTGTTGGACCGTTAAAGCATTAGCTGATCTAAAAGAAGTTGATAATCCTTGCAAGTCATTCATTAATTCAAACTGGCCCATTAATAAAGTATGCCAATCTTCTTTTGATTGTCCTGTATAATATTCCAAGTTTCCATATAAGGCCCAAATTAATTTATGCTGGACCAGTGTTAATCTTCTATGCTGCACTATACTAAACTCTGCCAACTCTAAAGCAGCAAGTATATCATCTACCTGCTGCTTGCTTAATCTTTTTTCTACTGTTATATCAAATTGTAGTTTTCCTTTTTCAAAATTAAATGTTCCGTTCATAATCACACTCCCGGTAATTTATGTTGTCTGCATTGTTGTATCATTTTTCTGTATTTTTCTATTTTCTGCAAACACTCATAATAGTTTTTATCTGCTGTTTTTTTTCTGATCTCATAATATGCCAAATCTTTTTGCAGATCATTAATTTTTTTACCAAGATGTTTTTCGGTTTCTTCAGCTTGTACAATTTTGTAATCCATCAAACCAACTCCTTTAAATCTTTCTGTATATCTTCTAAAACTAATTTTTGTATTCTAAGATCGTTCAGTGTTATTGCATACTCTTCTGTATTTTTTCTATTTTGCAATAATTCTATTTTATTTTTTAACACTTTAATTTTTTTCTTACAATATTTAAGCTCTTCTCTATAATAACCTTCAACATCTTCTTTATAACTTTTTTTACCCATTTTTATCACCTCTTGCAAAAAAACATAATTACATGGTATAATTATACAAACAAGCAAACAACATTAACACCCTATTTATCACTCCGATGAATACCCTTTTAAGGCAACTAATTAAAGTTGCCTTTTTTGTTTGTATTTGATATAATCTAATTAGGGCAAATCTTACATAGATTCTGGTTATCTATGTAAGTTAATTGTAGGTAGTCAATAAAAGGCTACCTATTTTTTATTGCAAAAATTAAGCAAACCAAGCAAGTAAAAATGAAGATCAACTCAATACATATCATTTTACCTCCTTGCTATAACCATGTTAAATATAATCTTTCTTTTCTTTTTCCAGATGGTACAAATGTTTCTATTTTTCTAGCCATGTTAAGTTTTTCAGCCAATTCTAAATCCAAAATATTAAAACTTTTTTTACCTATAATTTCTTGAAAAGATGATATATCTACAACTTCTATATAGTAATAAGTTTTATCACCTTTTTTATCTATCTCTAGTATATAACCACATTCATGTAGGCGTTCATTTTCTTCAAATTTTTTCATTAGTCTATCAGTTTGTTTAAGCCTTTTAAATGTAATTCTTTCTTTACCTGTTTTAAGTTCTAAAAAATAAATTTTTGGATCACAATAATATTCATCACTTTTAGGTTTTCCAGAATAACATATAAAATCACATGGATTAGTTGTAGTATATTTTTTACCAGTTCCGGTATTAACACCATTAACATATGAACCGGCATCTTTTAATCTTGTACAACTTATTCCCTGTATTAAGCACGACTCTTTAAATAGTTCTTCAAATTGTTTACCTGTGTTTTTCATTCAATCACCTGCCATCCATATTTTTTTACTCTACTTAGTATTTTGTCTCTATGCTTTTCTAAGTAGTATTCTCTTTTATCTTCTTCATTTACTAATGCAAAAAATAATTCTTTGCACTGCAATTGAATAGTACTAAACAAAAATGTAAATAAAAATTCCTGATCTTCTTTTGCTGCAAGAATTTCGTTTATAGTGTTTTTTATGTTCAACTTACATTCACTTACTGTTATTTTCTCTTTTCTGCTATTATAATCAAAGTAATATTCATCAAGTGGACTTTTTATAGTGCAATTAGAATTAAAATAACTCTCAGAAACTTGAATAATATCAAGTGTTTCTTCAATTGTGTTGTCAAAGTCGCTGTTATCAAATGCTTGTAACAATTCTTTGTACTCATCTATTACTTTAGATTTCAGTTCTTTTTTTGATCCATGAAATTGTTTAACGTTTAAAAAATATTGTTTCATATTAATCAACTCTCCTTTAATAAATTTAAAATAAAATCTCTTCCTAATTGAGTTATTTTTCTATGATATATAACTTTGCCATTATCCATTACTTGTTGCTTTATATCAAAATAACCTAATCCACTATATTTAGAATAAGTTACCCAAGTGCCATTTGATTTATATTGTATTTTTTCATTAGACAATATTTTATTTAATTGTGCAGCAGATTTTAAATTACATTCTTTTGCTACTTCTGTAACTGTATAAGTTTTATTAACATGCATTAATATAGCGTTTTTTCTTTCAGCTTCAATTCTAGCTTCTTCTGATATAACAAGTTGTTTAAGTGCTTCTAAATATGTTTTTGGATTTTTGCTTTTATTTTCCAACTCATCTATTTTTTTGATAAGTTTCATTCTTATAACTGCTGAATATCTAGTTGCTATTTGCATAGCTCCATCTCTACCCATAGAATACATTGGTAATTTTCTACCAGTAGAATCTTTATATTCACTTAGCTGAAAAATTAGCTCAGTAGAAAATCCTTCTTTTTCAATGCTTTCTATTTCATTTCTTATATCAGCTAATACATTTTTATGTTCTTTTCCTGTTATAATTGCTATATCTTTACTAGTCATTACAAGTTTATTATCTAGTATTAATTCGTTCAAATTTAATCCTCCTTAGTTATTGGTTCAATGTAAATTCCTTTTCCGTTTGTTCTTATTTTTACTTTCATACCTTTTTCAAGCTTCATAATTTCCTTAATAGTTTTAGGAAAATTAATGTTAGCTTGATTTCTTGGCATAATAATTGTCGTTGTTTCTTCAACTATGTAATTTTTCATATTTAACCTCCTTTTAATTTCTTACTTAAATTATATAATAAAAAATTGTATTTGTCAAATTAAATTTAATTGTAATTTTACCTTGACATATTCCAATTAATGTTATATAATCTCTTTGTAAGATAAAATAATAAAGGAGTGGTAAATATGACAAACAAAGAATTAAAAGATATGGTGTTAGAATTTTTAGAAGGTTGTAAATTAGAAGACAAAGACGATGAGTTGACAGCTACATACAAGTCTGAATACTTTAGAAATTTTATCAATGAAGATGGATGGTCTGTATTAGATATATGCCAATTTGGGAAAGCTGTTTCTAATAAAGAAATGTTTACAATTGATTATGAATTTGGAGAATTTAAATATAATGAAATACATTTTATAGAACTTGAAGACTAGGGAAACCTAGTTTTCTTTATATATTAAATTAAATAGGAGTGATAATATGTTTGATAAAAATTTTTATCCTACACCTGATAATGTTATTTCTAAAATGTTAATTGGTGTAGACTTAATGCACAAGAAAATATTAGAACCAAGTGCAGGAAAAGGAAATATATGCGATTATATAATAAAACATTTGCCTTACAGAATGGGTTCTAATTATAATAAATCGCACATGTATTGTATAGAAAAAAATGCAGAGTTACAGTATATTTTAAAAGAAAAAGGTTATAAAGTTTTGCATGATGACTTTATAACTTATAACTCAGATTATATATTTGACATTATAATTATGAATCCGCCTTTTGACAACGGAGCAAAACATCTATTAAAATCTATAGAAATATCAAAAGGTGCTAAAATTATATGTTTATTAAACTCTGAGACTTTAAATAATCCATTTTCTAAAGAAAGACAACTGTTAGTTCAAATGATAGCTAAAAATGGTTCTGTTGAAGAATTAGGGGCATGTTTTGGAGATTCAGAAAGAAAAACAAAAGTTAATGTTTCTTTAGTAAGGTATCAAGAAAAAAATTATAAATCAGAGTTTAAATTTGATGGAACTAAAGATCATATAGAGAATATACAAGATATTAAAAATTATGACATTGCTAATAAAGATGTGTTTGGTAATTTAGAAATAAGATATAACAAAATTAAAGAATTAACAAAACAAATGTTACAAATACAATCTAAAATGGAATATTATTCAGAAGGACTAATCGATGACAACAAAGGTATACTAGAACTTATAAAAGAATCTCATGAAAATAATAGAAACTCTTATTACAACAATTTCATTGAAAGTTTTAGAAGTTCATGTTGGAGTACTATATTACGAAAAACCGATATAAGTAATTTTACAACAAAGAAAGTTAGAGAGAACTTTTATAAATATCAGGAACAACAAGGTTATATGGCTTTCACTAAAGAAAACATGGAGAAGCTATTAAAAGAATTATATTTAAATCAGGAAAATATTATGCAATCTTGTATAGAAGAGGCTTTTGATCTTATGACAAAGTATTATAAAGAAAATAGAGTTTATGTTGAAGGTTGGAAAACTAACGACCAGTGGAAAGTTAATAAAAAAGTTATACTTCCTCGGATGCGTGACGACTGGCAAGGTTATCCATGTTTATCTTATACAGCAAAAGATACTTTAAATGATATAGAAAAAGCTATATGTTTTATAACTAAGAAAAATATAAAAAATATAACCAGTATAGAAAGTGTAATTGAAAAATATTTAACAGAATCAAAAGAAAAAAACAATTATATAGATTATTCTATGAAGTTCGGTAAGTGGTACGACTCAGAATATTTTAAATTTAAAATGTTTAAAAAAGGTACTATGCACATAGAATTTAAAGATAGTATTATACATGAAAAATTTAATCAACTAGCTTGTAAATATAAGCAGTGGTTAGGTTACAACTAGGGAGCTTTGGCTCTCTTTTATATTGTCAAAACAGTCTGTTTTTTACAATTTGAAATAAAAAACTTGACAACTAACGTTAAAAGTTGTAAACTATATACAAGTAAAGGAGGTGCTAAATGAAATTTTATAAAATATCAGAAGTAGCTGAAATGTTTGGTGTTAGTAGACAAGCTGTATACAAGTGGATAAATGAAAACAAAATTAAATCCGTAACTACACCGGCAGGAACTAAAAGAATTACACAAGAAGAAATTGACAAATTAATAAAAGGAGTGAAGTAAATTATGGTTATAGATGAAAATTACATATTAAATAATAAGGTTGAATTTGGTGAAGTTAGAAGCGGAATTTATTTTTTAATTAAAGATAATAAAGTTGTTTATGTTGGTCAATCTATACATGGTTTATCAAGAATATTTACCCATAAAGACAAAGATTTTGATTTTTATTGTTTTATCAAATGTTCTAAAGAAAAATTAAACAAATATGAAGCTTTGAATATTTTTTATTACAAACCAAAATATAACAAAACTTTAAACGAAGAATTTTTTTCTATAGAAATGATTAGAAACAGATTAAAAAAAGTTGGTATTAAATCTCCTTATTTTTATAAAAATAACATTAAAAAAATTATTAAAGAAAAAAATATTAAAACATATAATTTTAATTTTGGTTGTATATATATAGATTCTTGTGATTTTGATTTAATTTTAAAAGAGGTTCAATTATGAAATTTACAATAATGGGTTTTTCTCAAGAATCTTTAATTAAATATGAACTTGATTTAACAGATGCTTTGATTATGCGTTGGTTTGTAGATTTTAAAGATACTGGAAAGATGTACTATGAAATAATACATAATGATAAATATTATTGGATAAAATATGAAGCTCTTTTAAAAGATATACCTGTTATTGGTATTAAAAAAGTTGCTTTAGGAAGAAGGCTTAAAAAATTATCTGAAAAAAACATACTTAAACAATACATAAAAAAACAAGGAGGTATATTTACAATGTATTCTTTAGGTGTAAAATACATAGAATTTATAGATTCTAATTTTAAAACATCTAAATTTGAAAGTGTAGACCTATGTACTTCAAAGTTCAAAGGGTCTAAACTTGAAAGTTCAAAGGGTATTGATTTAAAAGTTCAAACAAATAATTATTCTATTAAAAAAACTAATCTACAAAATAATAATATATATGAAAATATTTTTAACTATTATTTAAGTAAAAATTTAATAAAACATAAATCTTTAAATGATCCTATGAAAAAATCTATAGATAGAGCCATTAAACAATATTCTTTAAATGAACAAGACTTAAAAAATATAATTGATAGACATGCGTTAAAAGTAGAAGAAACAAAAGATAACGGTAAATACGCTAAAAGGAAAAGAAGTTTATCTGAACTTTTTGGACAAAAGAAAAAAGATAGTCTAGATTTAATTTGTTATGAATATACAGATGATATTTTCCTAAAAAAAGAAGTGAATGAAAGTAAAAAAGAAGAAATAAAAAAATTTGATAATGTAAAAATAATATATTAAAGGAGTATTTATGATAAATTTAGAAGCTGAAAAAAGCTTAATAGGTTCTATAATTTTAAAAAATGAACTTTATCAAATTGCTTTGAATAAAAATATAAATAAGAATTGTTTTACTGATACAGCTAATAAAATTATATTTTCAAGTTTTAAAAATTTAGAAAAAATTGATCCTGTAATAATAGAAAATAAAATAGATGAAAAATATCACGATTATTTATTTGATATTATTGAATCAGTTCCAAGTACAGCTAACTTTGAAACTTATTGTGATATAGTTTATACAAATTACAAAAAAAGGTTTTTTAACAAAACTATATCTAAAAGTTTAAATGATATAGAAGGAAATTTATTAGAAGATGTTATAAACGATACTATAAAAAAATTAGAAAAAATTAATAACTTTGATACAAAAGTTATTAAAAAAAACATGGGAGAAATTTACGACGAAATGTTTGAAGAGTTTGAAAATGAAAGCAAAATGCCTGATAGTTTTTGTTTAGGGTTCGACACTTTCTCTAAAGATTTACATTTAGAAGGTGGAGATTTAGTTTTAATCGGTGGAAGACCAGGAAGTGGTAAAACAGCTTATGCTATTAATATAGCTGAAAGATTAAGCAAACAAATGAAAATTGGTATATTTTTTAGTTTGGAAATGACTTCTAGGGTTTTAGGAAGAAGAATGCTTTCTTCTATGACTCAAGTAAAATTTAGCAAAATAAAAAATAAATATGGATATAAAAGTTTAACAGAAGAAGAATATGAGAAACTTGGTAAAAAATACAAAGAATTTAAAGAAATGCCATTAAGCATAATTGATAAAGGAGGATTGTTTATAGATGATATAGTAAATTTATCTAAAGAACATAAAAGATTGCATGGTTTAGATTACATAATTATAGATTATGCACAGTTAATTAGAGTAAAAGGTAAGAAAAGCAGATATGAAGAAATAACAGAAGTTTCTTTGAGTTTAAAAGCTCTTGCTATGAATTTAAATATACCAGTTATAGCTTTAGCTCAATTGTCTAGAATAGTAGAAACCAGACAAGATAAAAGACCGGTTTTATCAGATCTTAAAGATTCAGGACAACTTGAACAAGATGCATCTATAATACAATTTTTATACAGAGAATCATATTACGATGAAAATACATCTAACAAAATAACAAGAGAAGATGGAGAAGTTATGGATGTTGTAGAAATATCAAACAAAAAAAATAGAAACGGAAAAGTAAATATTGAATATTTAGCTTTTCATGGAGATACTCAAAGATTTTTCGAATTAGATTTTAAAAAATAGGAAGGCAAAAAAAATGAAAACATTTAAAGACATAATTAAAAAAGATACTGTTAGACTTTATAATTTTTCAACTGGTGAATTTGTAGAAGAATTAGTTATAAAAGGTTCGGTAAAGAGTAAAAAGAAAAACAAAGGGTATTTCCAAGCTTATAGTAGCAATACTAAAAATACTTATACTTTTTATGCAAATTTATATGAAACAGAAGTTACACTGTGTAACTTTAAAATTAAAATTTAGGAGAGTGATAAAATGGAAGATTATGTAATTTCATACGACTTAGCTGTAAAGTTAAAAGATTTAGGTATAGAATTTAAAAAATCTATGTTTGTATACGAAAATAAAATTTTAAAAAATAAAAGCAAACTTGATTACGAAAAAAATATATTACCTGCATTTATGACCGATGAAATTTTACAAATGTTGCCTAATAGGTTAGGAAATTATTATTTAACTACAGTAAGAACTATAAATAACGAATATGTAGTTTGTTATGAATTAAATCAGCATGTAAAAGGTAATATATTTGATACAAAACCATGTAACGCACTGGCTAAAATGTTAATATGGTTAATTGAGAACCGTTATGTAAAGGTAAGTGAGTTAAATGTATAGAAAAATTAAATTGTGGTTTATCAGCGTAATTAATAACATTTTTGAAATAATTTGTAGATTGGAGGAATAGATGTATAGAAAATGTATTAGAAAAGAAAAGTGTGGACACTTCAATGACTACAGATGTTGTATAGTTTGCGAAGAGAAAGAAAGTTGTTATTCTGTATGTGATAATGCAAAAAATAATGTGTGTTTGGAAGAGATCGAAAATATGAAAAAAACAAAAAAAGAGAAGCACTAGTTACATAGAATAACTAGTGCCAAGGTTAGGGGGGCATATATGAAAGTATGCCAATCTAATTATACCACAGAAAGGAAAAAATAATGAAAAAAATATGGAAAGATATAATTTTATTTGTTGTAATATTTGCGATTGTAGTAGCTTTTAATATCTTAAGTAATGTTATTAAGCATGTAGTTATCCAGAAAACTTATACAAATATTATATTTGATTTAATTTTGACAATAAGTTTGTTTTACAATATTATATTTTACAATAACGATAAAGGAGAAGATAAAAATGAATAAGTTATATATAGTTATTTGCTTGTTATTCGTATTTGTTATGTGTGGACAAGTAAGTAACATAGAATCTGAAAGCAACAACAAAAATTATAATTATGAAAAAAATAGTGATAGAGAACTCGAAATGAATAGAAATGTGTGGCTAAATATGCCATATGCTTCTAAAGAAAAATTGTTAAAAAAAGTATATTATGAATATTATTATTCTAACAAAGATTTTTGTTTTACTATATATGACTATAATAGAAACGAATTAGGTCACATATATAAAGAAAAAATAACAATAAAAAAAATAAAATAGAGGGTAATATACCCTCTATTTTATTAATCTTTATCAGCTAAATCTAATAAAAAAGTTATTAATTCCGTTCCTTCTACCCATCCATTACCATCTCTATCTGCTCTTTCTGCTGCTTTAATAATTTTATCAGCTAATTCCTGAGTATCTTCTACATTCAGTTTTACACTAGCTAATTTACCTATTTTACCTATCATTTTTAAAGCTGTTTTCACTTTTCATACCTCCTCTGTTTTACATTCTTCAACTAATTTTTTTGCTATATTCAAACTTCTATTCCAAACTTGTCTATGCCATTTGCTATCTAAAGCTTCTATACTTGCTTGCGACCACTTACCTTGATTAATTAATGCAATTGTCTTTTTAAACTTGCTAAATCTAGGATAACCAAGGTTATATGCCATGCTAATTAAAGCGTTCTGTCTAATATGTGAAAAGTAATCAAAATTTGGAAATAATTTATAACAATCTTTTGTAGCTGTTTCTATATCTTCTCCTAACCAAGCTAATGCTCTTTCTATAGAACAAGCTTCACCTTTTTTAATATTTCCAGTGTGACCTACTCCTAAAGTCCATACACTTTGAGTATCCTGGTAAGCTACACACATTATATCTTCTTCAAAAATAATTTCTTTTTCAAGTTCTGTTAAATTTCTAAAATTATGCTCAATTAATTTTATTTTACTCTCTTTATTGCCTTCGATAGTAAACATTTTTAATTCAGCTCCTGTCATATATTACTCACCCTTTTCCATTTTTTCTTTTATCCACTCTTGATTTTTTTCTAATTTGTCAATTTTTACTATTATTTTGTCTATACTTATAGCAATCCTATTAATGCTATCTGCAAACTTTTCGTTAGTTTCTAACAATGTAAAATTAGATTTGTGTAATTCTGTGTTAGTATTCATAAGTTCTTCTATGTATTTTCTATTTTCTAATTGTTGATTAGAAATCCTTTCATCTGCTTTTTTATCTTTTTTGTAAGAAAAATAAACCGTTACAAACCAAGCTATTACAAAAGCAACGTTTGTACCTTGTTGGAATATTTTTTCAATAACATTATTCGCTATCTGAGGGTCTATCACCTATATACACCCCCTCCGCGATCAATTTCTTTACAGTTGTTTCTCCTATACCATTAATTTCTGTAAGATCGTATAAGTTTATTTTTTTATTTTTTTTTACATAATCTATTATTTTTTTTGCTTTTTTATCTCCTATGCCATCTATTCTTCTAAGATTATCATAAGACAGCATAATTTTTTTAGTTCCAATATTGACAATTTGAACTTGCTGTTGCGGTTGTATAAGTTTTACAAGTATGATCATTAACAAAATAATTGCAGCAATATAAAAACCAAATTTGTATTTTTCCCAATCTTTCATATATTCCCCCTTTATTTATTTAAGTAAATCAAAATTGAGTAAAATTGTAATGCAATTACCAAATATAAGTATTTTTAATTGTGTATTATTATTTATGTATTTTTCATATCCTAAAAATCCTACCAAGCCTTTGTTATTATCGTTAACAAAAGGTACGGTAAAATCTATATAACTATTTTCTTTGTATACCCTATTTACTTTTTTATATCCATTACTAACACCTATGCCGGATATAAATTTTTTATAATGCAAGTTAACGGTAAATATATTTGTCGTATCGTTAAAACTATTTTCCATAGTTCCCAAGTAAATAGAAACATACTTGTTATAATATGCTTCTATTCCAATCAAACTATTGTTGTTATTATAATATTTATTGTTAGAAAAATGCCTTCTAGCCATTTCTGTAGATAACTGTAATTTTGGAGTAGCGTATATTATTGTAGAGATTATAAACATTAATACAAAACTACTCTTTTTCACCATTTTTACGCATCTCCTTGATTGCTTTCTCAGCGTTTTCAAGTTTTGCTTTAAGTTGTTTTATATCTAGTTCTTTATTTTGTATATTTTTTTGAACTTCATTTCTATAAAAATTCATAATAACTTCAGTACCTCTTGTTCTAGGAATATTAAAAGTTATCATCAAATCATCAAATATATCAACTTTTTCCATATTGCCCCCTTATATTTATATTATAGTTCCAATTAATTCTCTTACATTACTACCGTTTTGATACCTTATTCCTTCAGTAGATTGATTATACCAAATATTTCCTATTATTGGTATAGTTGGTGCAGTAGTATCTAATCTTAATTTTTTAATTTGTACATATCCGTAATTAGTTCCAGAAGTTACAGCTGAACAAGAAATTTCAGAATAACCACCTAGCGAATCAATATGACTTGATATTTCCAAAAAAGTTTGTTGAGAAGTGGCTAATGTTGTACCGGTTGCGGAATAAACTCTAAACTCAGAAACTGAAGTTGTTGCAGTATCAGAAGCAGTGTTTTCAAATAAAAAACCCCTTCCAAAAAATCCAGGATAATTCCTTTTTAGCATAGCTAAACCATCATTGTTATAACCATATAGTATATATCCTGTATTAAAATCTATGTATGAAGTTGGATCTCCTATTTCACTTGTGTTTTCTAAAATGTAAACTCCTCTTTGCGTTTGAACTCCATTTTCGTACTTTAAATAGTTTCCATCCGTATCTCCAACTTGCCATTGTGCTGTAACACCACCAGGATATAGCGTAGTGTTAGTGTAATCCACATTAATTAACACTTGAGAACTACTTCCAGTTGGTTCGGCATAAATTCTAAATTTATCATTTTTAATTTCTGCTGTTTGAGAATCAATTAATAAATTATTAGCTTTTATTTCTACACCATCTGTAGAATTAATTTTTAAATAATTATCACCAGTTATAAACTCATATTCTCCATCTTCAGATTGAAATAATACTTGTCCTGTGTCGGTATCTATTTTGAATATAGTATCTAGTGCATCATCTTTTGGAGTTACAGAGTACAATCCGTTATTTCCATCATCGGTAACACCAGTTCCTATTAGTATTCCATCAGATATAAAATTTTTAGCTTTTACATTGTTTTGAAATTTATTTCCAGCATTAGCTATTTTTGTCCATCTTCTGTTGTGTGTTCTTGGTATAATTGTACTTCCTGTAAGTGTAATTGTCAAACTCTTACCTGAAAAATCTATACTTTTGTTTATAGATTCTACATACAAATTTAGCGGCTGATCAGAAATTAATCTATCGTAAAATCTAACAGTATCAAAAAATCTAATTCTTGTAGGAGTGTAATTTAGTTCTAAGCTTACTTGACCGGTTACTGTTGATAAATCTTCTAGCACAGTTTGTGCTAATGTTTCTGCTTCTTCTTGTGTGTCTATAGCAGATGTGTTAGGCAAATCTATATAAGCTGTTTGTGTAGTTTCTAATGTACTGTTAGGATCGGTTTTAGTAACTGTTTGAGTAGTATTGTTTTCATCTACATACTTTACAACTACTTTATCACGAACATTTTCATCGCTTGTAAGAATTTGAGTTGATTTTACTATATCTGAGCTTGTACATTCTAAAACTGGTGTTTCTGTAGTAGAACGCGGTGGGAATCGCATAACTAATGCTATGTCGTTAATTATACTGCTGTATTCTACACCTAAAAAGTAAGTAGATTGTGCCATATAATCTTGTATAATATTCCATGCAGATTTCCCGGAAAGGTTGTCTTCTTTTGGAAGAACGTTAAATAATGGAGGGTCTTCTATTACAAGCTTGACTTCTTTGTTGAATGTATATACAGTCTTACCGCCTATTATATCTGTAGACTCTAATGTTAATGAAGTATCTTCCATTATTTCCTTAACTAATATGTCTAGTGTAACTGCACTAGAATAATCTCTAATAGTGTCTTCTGGAGTATAGAATACTCTTAATGGTTTATCTTGTGCTGTAGCTATACAAGTTAATCCACTTCTTGTAGATGTAATTTTGTTACCTAACTTTCCTTTAAATTGTATTTCTGTAGAACCATTAATATAGGCGTATTGTATACCTATTACATCTCCTATTTGAAGATTAGAATTAGTAACAATTATTTTGTTATCTGCACTCCCGGTTTTAAACAAACAATCAAACAAAGTCTTGTTATCTACATTTGTATTTGTAGAAAAATAAGGTGTAGCCGAACCTTTTATTAAGCTATTTGTTAACGTATATTCTGTAGCACTTGTAATAGTAATTTCTTCTCTGTATAATAGCAAATCTCCGTAAGTTTCGTAATATTCTATGTACGCGTTCGCTTGTGCTAATGGAGATAAAGTACCGTTAAGATCGTTAATTTCATTTAATTTTGTAGTGTCATAGTATGCAAAAGTAACTTCTAGCCATTTATCTGTAGCGATAACTTCATCAAAAATAAACTTGTCACCATTATGACTTATGCTTCCATCGTATGTAATTATTTCAATATTAATACTTCCGTTTTCTAATTCATAATTTTCTATATTTTGTAAGTCAAAGTTTGTAAAAGTAGCAAGTGTATAGTTGTCATAATTTACAGTTCTGTTTTCTCCATATGTAATACAACCTATAGTATTGCTAAAAATATTGTTAAAAGGATAATTTATTTTGTTTGTTCCATTACCCTTTAATAATGCTTTTGCGTAACTATAAGCTCCATAGAAAACATTCGGATTAAAGTTTTTTTCAATACTATTGTTAAGTGTAAAAGTTAACTTTTGTTGTGAATTATCTATTCCTGTATCTAATATTCCATCTACATCTCCTGCGGAGACATTAATATTTCTTAAGTAAGATGAGACATCCATATAGGTTGTCTCATCCTTATAAATTAATAGTTTTGGTTGTAATATTTCAGACATATTTACCACCTTATTTTATAACACTTACATTGTTTGAAGCTAAATTGCTTACATATAATCTGTCGTTCGAAGGACTATACGCTATTCCAATCGGTGTGGTTGCTACAGTTATTGTTGTATCTACTGTATTTGTATTTGGATTTATAACACTTACATTGTTTGATCCACTATTG